GTACCACAACAAACAACAATTTTGATATTATAGACAGATTAATAAACGGAGTAGGGTCAATATCCTTGTCCGGCACATCAAGCACCTTAACGACAAGCGATGGTAGTTTATCCAACGGTATGTTTAAAGTTCTTGTTCTTGAGGGCTCACCCTCTGGAGAGCACACTATAACTATAAGTCCAAATAACGCAGACAAGCTTTATTTTGTCAAAAATGGTTCAGGGCAATCTGTTGTATTTTCACAAGGCTCCGGTGCAAATGTTACTATAGCTAATGGTAAAGGCGCGATAATATTTGCTGACGGCGCGGGTTCTGGAGCTGCCGTGACAGATCTGACCGCTTTGTTTGTTAACAGTCAGGCCATAGACAATGCAGTGATTGGTGGCACAACACCGGCCGCTATTACTGGAACAACAATAACCGCGACAACGTCTATACTACCCGATACCTCTGGTGGGGCAGACATTGGCTCAACATCGGCAGAGTTTGGCGATATTTTTATCGCAGACAATAAAAAAATACATTTCGGCACCGACCAAGATGCGAATATAGAGTTCGATGAGGACGGCACGGGTAAATTGCTTGTAACAGGTAACGTTACGTTTGCCGACGGGGCAACCGATGTAGACATTGCATCACATGATACCTCAAATGGTTTGAAGCTTGGAGGCACGTTGGTTACCGCTACAGCGGCTGAACTTAATATTATGGACGGTGTTACGGCTACAAAAGATGAATTAAATATTATGGATGGTGTTACGGCTACAACTGCGGAGCTAAATCACACTGATGGTGTAACTAGTAATATACAGACACAGTTGAATGCACGTGTAACCTCTGTATCGGGCACTGATCCTATAGAATCTTCAGGAGGCACAACTCCTGCAATATCTATAAAAAATGACTTTCTACAAAATACTTCAGGAGCGATCTCCTCTGGAACCACAACTAGTTTTACAGCAAGCACTTATCCTACTTTTATTTCTGGTCAATCGGTATCGGCAGGAGATCATCCATTTACGATAACGGTAGGGGGTTCTTCAGAAACGCTACGTATGACAGATGGAGATAGTGGAACAAGAGATGTTTTTGCTATTTTATTACCTGCGGGAGCTACAATATCAGGAAGTAGTTTTCAATATGTAGCCGTTCAACTAAGGCCCGGCTGATGCCTTTAACTGCTCTTAAATTTAAACCCGGCATCAACAGAGAATCAACGTCCTATTCTAATGAGGGCGGTTGGTTCAATGGTGACAAGATACGCTTTCGGTTTGGAAATGTAGAAAAGATAGGCGGGTGGTCGACCTACAGTGACAACACGTTCTTGGGCACCTGTCGTGCATTGTTTAGTTGGGTAGCATTGGATGCTACAAAATATTTAGGTATAGGCACTAATCTTAAATACTACATTGCCGATGGTGGTCAATATAACGATATAACACCTATACGCAGGACCTCTGGGACTTTAAGTAATATTTTTGGTGTCACAAATGGCAGTAAAGTAGTGACAGTAACAGACGCCGGCCATGGTGCTGTCTTAAATGATTTTGTAACTTTTTCTGGGGCAACGGGTTTGGGTGGTGAAGTTACCGCAGCTATTTTAAATGCTGAACACCAAATTACAAGAATTGTTAACAATGATGTTTATGAGATAACGCTATCGGGAAATGCTGCAAACAGCACAGATGCTGCGGACAGCACTCCGGGTGGCAGCTCTATTGTAGCTTCCTATCAAGTAAACACGGGCCTCGATACAAACTTCTTTGGCACAGGTTGGGGTGCCGGTGTATGGAATGGTGTAGATACGGACGAATTGACTACAACAATAGCAGAAGACCTAACTAATTCTGAAACAGATGTAACAGTGGCTAGTGCCACGGGTATCTCCACATCTGATGTGATAGATGTGGCAGGAGAACTTATGTTGGTAAGCGGCATATCCAGTAATGATTTAACTGTTACACGAGGACATGGCGGCACAACAGCGGTAGCGCATTCTAGTGGCGAGCTTGTACGATTGGTCTTGGGCAACGCAACAGCAGCAGACGACACGGTGACTTTAATAAATGATGGTAGTGGCTTATCGGCAACAGCTACCACTGTGACAGTAGACTCAGCGGCAAACTTTGCCTCTTCAGGATATATTAAGATAAATGACGAGATTATTGAGTACACGGGCACAACATCGACCACATTTACAGGCTTGATCCGTGGCTCACTAAGCACGACAGCCGCAGCGCATAGTGACAACGATGCTGTAATAGAAGCCGCTTTTGGTTGGGGTATGCCGGCAGAGGGTATAGTGTCCGGTGCGGTGTTAACTAACTGGACACACGATAACTTTGGCGAGGACCTGCTGTTAAATATTAAGAACGGTGGTATATTTTATTGGGATCGAACCTCGGGCACCTCATCACGGGCCGTGGCCCTTTCATCGCTATCAGGGTCTAATCTAGCCCCAACGGTTGCTAAACAGATTATGGTATCGGATCAAGACCGTCATGTTATAGCGTTTGGCTGTGACGGTGAGACATCGATTGGGACACAAGATCCACTGCTTATACGCTTTGGATCACAGGAAAGTTTACTTGATTTTCAGACATCCCCCACAAACACAGCGGGAGAGCTTCGAATATCTACGGGTTCGGAGATTGTGGTGGCCATACAAACCAAGCAACAAATACTGGTATTTACAGATGTCTCCCTTCACGGTATGCAGTTCTTGGGGCCACCCTTTACTTTTGGTCTAACTGAGATATCACGAAATATTACGATAGCAAGTCCAAACGCAGCGGTTGCTGTGAACGACTTTGTATTTTGGATGGGCTCTAAAGAGTTCTATGTATACGGCGGTACGGTGCAACGATTACCCTGCACTGTGTTGGATTACGTCTTTAGTGATTTTAACCGGGACCAGATAGGTAAGGTATATTCGGGTCATAACAGCTCTTATGGTGAGGTATGGTGGTTTTATCCATCAAAGAACAGCACAACTAATGATCGCTATGTTATATACAACTATCAGGAAAAAATCTGGTACTTCGGCACATTAGAGCGTACAGCGTGGGTAGACAGGGGTATTAACCAGTATCCGATAGCCGCAAGTACAGACAATAAATTATATTACCACGAGTTCGGGCAGGACGATGGTAGCACAAACCCTCCTTCTGCTATCTCTGCCAACGTTGAGTCAAGCCAAATGGACATAGGCGATGGCGACAAATTCACTCTAGTACGGCGTGTTCTGCCCGACATCACATTTAGAGACAGTACAAATGAGACACCACGGGTCAATATGGTAGTAAAGACACGTAATTTTCCGGGAGTCACGTTTAACGAAACATCTAGTAATCAGGTAGCGCAGTCTGTATCAACACCAGTAGAGTTGTTTACAGAGCAGCTTCACGTGCGTCTACGCGGTCGATCTTTTGCTTTTCGGGTTGAAAGTGACGTCACTGGCGTTATGTGGAGACTAGGCACACCGAGACTTGATGTAAGACCAGATGGACGAAGATAATGAGCACACGTAATATACCGGCCCCGTTTTTTCCTTATCCGCCACAGCAATACGACCCTAATTACTTTTCTGACATAGTAAGATCCTTTGCTTTGTTTGTAGAACAACAGCGCAATCCGGGCGAATCGCGGGCCACGAAACTTACTTTTACAAACTTACCATCGGGTAATGACAAAGATTTAGAGAACGGCGCCTTGTTTGAAGTTGACGGATTTGTTAAGATAAGTAAGGTGGACCGACCACATTGCGCTAGTAATTCTGCCACAAGTGGGTTAGGATCAGTAACAGTAACAATAGGATAGTTATGGGCGAAGCACTTAAAACCTTTTCATTTCCAGTCGGTGGCATAGCCGACTTCTATCTGGAAGACCACGAAAAAGAAGCTTTATACAAAGAAAAGGCGCAAGAAAACTTCGGCTCTGATGGCTTAGGCGCTATCCAAGATGTTGCAGTGCGCATGGCCTCCTACGGCCGTTATGGTGACGACAAGCTCGTTCATGCTGAAACAGGCGAGCTTGTTGTGCCGAAAGCACTAATAGATAAAAACCCAAAATTAAAAGAGTCTATCTTTGGTCATCTTAAAGATATGGGCATTGAGGACCCAGAAAGATATGTGGTAGGCACAGAAGCAAACTCTATAAACCCTGACACAGGTCTGCCTGAGTTTTTTCTTAAAGATATATTTGACAGAGTTGGCGATGTTATACGTAAAGTAGCCAAGCCTGTGTTGACTGTGGCCGGCGCTGTTGTTTTAGCGCCTTTTGTTGGTCCAACAGCCGGTGCGTCTATAGGTGCCGGTATTGGTGGCTTAATACAAGGGGAGAGTTTTGAAGAGGCTGTAGGCAGCGCATTGACCGCAGGAGTAACTTCTACCATAGGTGCAGGTATATCTGGAATGTTTGGTGGGGCAGGTTTTACAGAAGGGGTTAAAGCCGGCTTTAGACCTGTTGGAGAATTTGGAAAGATAAGTGAAACATTAGGCGCTATGAAACAATCATTTACGCCTGAGGGTGTTCCAGAGGTTCAAACTGTGGCAAAATCCTTTCCGGGGCTAGATCAAACAGTAAATGTACCACAACAAGGAACAAGTGTTATAGACAAACTTATGCCCAAAACGTTTACTGGATCAGATTTAGCAACTTTGAACCCAGAGCTCGGTAGTAAATTAACCCCCGAGTTAAGCTCTCAAATATTAAAAGACGTCAATCCCGGCTTTTTAGCCAAGTATGCCGCTCCAACAGCAGCGGCCACCACACTAGCCGCAGCAGGTGGTTTCTTTGATGCTCCAGAAATGGAAGAGCTCGAGGACTTCAAAACAGGTCAAGACCTCATAGATGAAAACAGAGGTAAGTATATTGTGCAAGGTACAGATGTCATACCCTCACAACCCCCGTTTATGGTGCCAACACGGTTTCCGTTTACCCCAAGTCCACCCGTGCAGTATGCCGCCGCAGGCGGTGAAGCAAAAGAGTTTCCACGACGTAATGGTGGTATAGGCATGGACGAGGGTACACCCGGTAAAGACAGTGTACGCGCTATGCTGATGCCCGGCGAGTTTGTAATGACAACAGACGCTGTAAATGGTGCCGGTGGTGGTGACAATGAAAAAGGTATACAAAATATGTACGCAATGATGCGTAACTTTGAAGCAAAGGCGAGGGCATAATGGCAGTTGAAACCACTCAAATGATCCAACGTGAGGCCCCGGAGGTAGAGGCCTATAAACTTGGTTTACTTGAAAGCGCTAAAAAACTAGCAGATCAGAGAATTACCGTACCAAAACAGATGGTTGCGGGTATGTCTGGTCTACAGGATGCAGCGATAGCAGCCGCCTCCCCCGCAAGCGGTGGTATTGGTGGATATCAACAGTTTTTACAGGATGCAAAAACAACCATGGACGCTGCTCCGGGTATGGTGACAGGTGCTGTAGGTGACGCCGGCACTATGTTTAGAACGGGCGCTAGTGGTGTAACGGGCGAGCAGATGGCTCAGTATATGAACCCTTACCAACAGGCTGTTTTTGACGAAATAAACCGATCTTTTGATACACAATCGGCGCAAGCCGGACTACGAGCTGCGCAAGCAGGTGCGTTTGGTGGTAGTCGAGCAGGCATACAGCAGACAGAGATAGGTAGAAACCGAGCTCAGGCTCTTGCACAAGCGCAAGCACAAAACTTTTTGCAAGCACAGCAGGCCGCAGAGCGCGAGAGAGCAAGGCAATTACAAGCGGCACAGGGCATTGGTACTTTAGGTTTGCAGGGCGCAAGCACACTTGGACAGCTCGGGGTACAAAGAGCCGGGATTGGTGAGTTAGCACAGCAAAGTGCGTTAAGAGACATACAAACACAGTTTCAGCTTGGTAAACAGCAACAACTACAACAGCAAGCTGAGTTGGAGGCCAAACGTAAGAGCGACATGGCACAGCTTTATGAGCCTTATCAACGTCTTGGTTTCTTGTCTGATATATACAGAGGAGCGCCAACATCACAAATGACACTATCACAGGTACAAAGACCCGATGTGTCTCCGGCGCAACAGTTATTTGGTTTAGGTATAGCCGGGTTATCCGCTTATGGCGGTGCTAAACAAGCGGGGTTATTCTAATGAGTCCTTCATTTCCGTTTTTAACAGGCATGGTGCCTCCTTTAATCAAAGAAAAATTGATGGAGAGAGCAGAGCCTCTACCTGTTATAGAAGAAGAAAGAAGACCTATGGTAGAAGAAGCGACTAGATTTCCGCCATCTGTTGGGATTGGTAATCTTCAACAGGCGTTTATGCAACGCGGTCCGTTGTCCGGGCTAAGTCAGTTTATAAATCAAGAGTTAGCACAAGAAAACCGAGGCGAGGTAGATGAATTTATAGGAGAGGTAGGCGATATGGCAAATCAACGATTTGGAGTGGATCTTGGCTCTGTGGGCCAACGTCCTATGTTTAGACCTGAACTAATAAGAGCGGTTGGCACCCCAATACAAGGGTATAAAGACGGGGGCGCAGCGTTTCCTGATGTAACCGGGCCCGGTGGTGGCCCACCAGATGGTAAAGTTACACAAGCCGATGTCTTGAAGTTACGTGGTGTTGAGCTGAAAGAATACGGGGGTCCAATAGGTATGCAGATGGGCGGTGATCCGATGATGGCGGCAGGTATGCCAATGCCACCTCAACCCGCTCCACCCATGCCTGCACCAGAACAACCTCCCATGCCCATGGAAGATCAACTCGATCCAAACGTCGTGCAAAGCGCTCTAGCGCAGGCGGCCGGTGGTATAGGTGACTTAGATCAGGCACAAAACTACGAACAGGTAATGAACACCATGCGTGGCGATCAGGCAACAGTAGAAGAAAGACGCGAAGAGTTAGCAGGAGTTGTCGGACCCGGTGACGCGAACCAGACACCAGAGTCCGTGTTGACCTTAGTGCAGCCTGTAATGATGTTGGCTAATGTCGATCAGGGTATTGGTCAGCTTGCACAGCAAGAGATGACGCAACCCATGGAGGGGCCGATGGCCGGGGGCATAATGTCCACGGTTCCCGAACCACCAATGATGGAGGCCGGCGGGACCGCTCCTGTAAATTTTAACAAAGGCGGTGAAGTCCGCCCGATACAAAACTTCGAACCCGGTGGTTTTGTTGGTTTTGGGGATATGCGGTTGAGTCAGTTAGGTGTCAATCTTGCAGATCCTAGCCAAACCGAACCTTTGATACTTAATATTGTTAATCAAGCTAAAAACCAAGAACAGGCGCAACCCGGCACTGGTAAAAACTTAATTAATAATTTTTTTGAAAAGCGTCGTGACTTATACAGACAAATAGGTTTAGGAGATCCAAAAGCCAGAGCAGCTATGGCGGAGGATCAAAAACGTATGACAAGAGCACAAATCTTGTTTGATATCGCGACGACCGCATTGGCGTTTGCTGCTCCGATGGAAGGTGAGCGACCCGGATTAAGTCCTGCGGAGAGATTGGCTATGGCAGCACGGTCCACGCAACTACCTGAAAAGATAGGTGCAAGAGCACAGGCCCAGTTACAGTCTGAAAAAGAAGCGGCGAAAGAAGAAAGAGCTATTGATCTAGCTGCGTTGCAAGCGGCTGAGGCTGAAGCAACAGCGGCTAGAGCAGCGTCTGAGGCACGTGCCTTAGCAGAACTAAAAAATAAAACAAAAACAACTAAACCAATGTATTACGAAGATAAAACGGGCAAGAAAACGTTTTTTGATGGTAATACGCAGTACGGAACTTTTTCTAAACTTCAAATTGAGCAGGGAGGAGCCATTTTTGATGTTGGCACAAAACCAACCACCAAATCAACTAAAGATTTTGTTACGCTACAAACCCCTACAGGTGAGAGATCGCGTCTTTTTGATTTAAACAAAGAAACCGATTTATTAGAATTTAGGGAGTTTGAGAAAAACAATCCCGGATCTAAACCATTGAAGATCGCAACAGATACGGCTCCCGTGGACTTGGAAGTAAAAGCCGCGCAAAAGTTTGGGTTTACTTCAGTAAAAGAGTTACAGGAATATAAACAACAAAACCCTGATGGTTATCAAGCTCTTATGGGAGATCCAAACGTCATTACAAATAAAGATTACTTTACTAAATTTGGACTTACTATTGAGCAATTTAAGCTTCTTGATGACAAAGTTAAAAGAAGACTTACAGAAGTTGACCCAGAAACAGAGGTTCGTGTCGTGGATAATCAGATTATTGATATTACCGATATTAAAAATCCAAAAGTAGTTTTTGGAACGAAATCTCTTAAAACCACGACAATCAAAGGACAACTGATTGACTTTACAGATCCCGATAATGTTAGAGTTCTCTTTAGTGATCCAGATGTTAAGACCACGACTGTCAATGGTGAGGTGGTAGATATAACAGATCCTGCTAATCCAAAAGTTATCTTTGGGGAAAAAGATCGAAAGACCTTAACGCTAAAAGGAGAGGTCATAGACATAACGAATCCTGACGATGTAAAAGTAATCTACGGAAACAAAGATAAAGTTCTTAAAATTGTTAAAGGTCAACTAGTTGAAGTCCCAGAAGAGGGTGACCCAATTCCAATATTTGGTGAAAGAACGCCAGACACGGGAACTTTTGAAAATATGTTGTTAAATACTGGTGAGATGATACTTGTCAAGAAGGTTGGGGAAGATCTTTATGACACAGACGGCACTAAAATTGATAGAGCCGCAGAGAGATACAAGGATGCATTGTTGATAAGCAAAGACACCGCGTTTGATGTGTCTACCACGGCAAAAAGTCAAGCTCAATTTAAGGAACAGTTGCTTGAAGCAAAAGGTCTTCAAAGTGATAATGAACTTCGCAATCAAATATTAAACCCAGTAGGCAGATTAGCCGGTGTGCTACCAACAAATCAACAAGAACGATCTCAAGTTATGAAGATAACCTTTGATGCTCTTAGAGATGCTAGAAAAGGGGTTGGTTTTTACAATAAACTCAAACAAACTTTTAGTGAATACGTAGGTGGTGTGTTTCCGCCTTTACAAGATGTATTTGCAGACGAGGTTCAAGCAGGTAATTTTGTAACAGCCGCAAACGTTTTAATTAGGGTGGCACTCGCAAATAGCCCACGATTTGCAGAGGGTGAACAAGAACGACTTGGGGCTATTTTACCAAATGCGGAAAGGCTATTTGCCAACCCTGAAAATGCAGTGCGTAAATTTATCGGGGTGAAAAAATTACTTAGACAAGAAAAAATAAATGTTTTAGAGATTTTAGCACAAGAAACTGACACAAATATTAAAAGAGAAAATAAAAGACAGTTGTATGCAATAAATTCCGCTTTAAAAATGCTTGAAACTATACCTGATGTAGGGTTTGTTAATACTGAAGAATTTGAAAACACTATGGAAATTCTTCAACAAAGAAGACAGGAGCGTGGTGGATGAGCGAAGACAATACAGAGATAGGTGGTGAAGCGCAAGAAGCACCAAATCCTTTTAAAATAATTGAACACACTAAGGAAGATGTTAGCTTTGCCTTTAAAAACCACGGGGCAGACACAGAGGAGTTTTTAGCTCGATTTACGGCTCGTTTACTAAATAATATGCCTAGCTTTCAAGGTCAAGCACGCTATGAAGATTTAGTATCCGGTAAAGCACAGATCTTACAAAACCCAAATTTAGTAGGAAAATTTCAGTTTGGAACACCATTGACCAACGATCAAATATTACGTGTTTTTTCTTCATTAAAAGGTTTAGGAGAAGACGGAGCGCCAACTTCACTAGACGCTTTTTTAAGTGGATTGACACGCTCTGGAACTTCTACAGCGGTTGGTATTAAAACAGCAAAAATGGCGGCAGGTGCGGCACCTGCATATGTTCCTTTGCCGGGACCGTTAGCGCCTTTAGGTGTTTTATCTAAACCAATAGCCGGTGTTGGAGGCTTCATAGCAGGATCAGTATTGACTGACAAGTTCGTAGGTAAACCCTTGGCGAATGAATTGTTCGGCACGATTGAGGGTTTAGACGTTCCTTTAACGCCAAAAGCAGAAAGAGCATTTAGACAGGCAGAATCAGCCGGACAGGTTTTACCTTTTGTGTTTTTACAACCATGGATGGCCCCGCTGTCGAAAATAAGCACTATATCTAATCTTAAAAAACTACCGTTAGCTAATAGAGTACGATCAACTTTGACGGAAGAAGAATTAGCCAATCCTTTAATACAAAAATATTTAGAGGGAACTCTCAAAGGTTTTCCTACACAAAGAGACATATCAAAACTGACTAATCAAATTTTTGCAGATGCGAAACAAGCCGGCAAAGACATAACTTTAAAACAAGCTAAAAAACAAGCATTAAAACAATTAAAAGCCACTGATTTTTTTACAAAAAGTGTAATTAATTCTGTTGATTATCTTGAAGATGCTTTAGTTGCGGGTGGTAAATTATATCAGTCATTAGGTCGCAGTGGAAAAATTGGGGTAGGACTGACTGAATCGGTTGCAGTGCCCTTAACGTACATGGGAGTGGGTATATCCGAAGAAGTCGCTCCTCGTGATCCCGGTGCGCGAGTTCTTGCCGAGACTGGATCAGCTATTATTCCAAACATCATGTTGCTTAAATATGCGCCCATACTTACAGAAAAGTTAGGAAAAAAGATTACTTCCTTACGCGAAAGATCAGCATTAAAACAAGAGGGGGTTCCGGTAGAACCTCTTCTTGGCGATGTCTTTGGTATTAAAAAGAGAGCTAAAATTAGAGCTATTGACGATATCTATGAGGTTTTAAATGATAATGCAGAAGACCCTAAAGAATTATTAAAACAACTAGAACAATTAATCGTTGATCCTGTTTATTCACAAGGAAAAATAGTATCTTACACCTTAAAACCAGAATTTGAACAATTAGCCTCTCAAGGCGAAAATTTACCAAAAGCTGCTATTTTCACCAGTCAGTTTGTTGATAATCAAGCGATTGCACAGCTTGAGGGCACCGTTATGAAAAGATCGGGTAAGGCCGGTGCTTTTTCCACGCAACGCGAGTCTAGCTTTTTAAAAAGTATGGAAATGCAACGCGGTATCATCAGAGCGATGGTTGGCACGGGTGATCCTGAACTTGTGAAACTTGCGGGTAAAATGATGCAAGAACGCATAGGTATTTTAATACAATCACGCTTAGAGAACGCGATTAATGCAACCGTAGAATCTGTAAAAAAATTATACCCAAAAGGCGGACCGGTTGCTTCTTCTATTCTTGGGGATCGACTGCACGCGGTTGTAAAAAACCAAGAGGAATTATTCAATAGGCTTCAAAAAAATGCGTGGCAAAAAGTAAGCACAAAAGTTGAAATTAATAATTTTTATCGCACCGATCCACAAACAGGTGAAAAAGTTGAAAATAATATTCCGAATATAGTCGAGCAATGGGAGGCCATACTTAGGAACTCATCGGACCTTGAACGTAAAAGGATTTTACGTGTACCAGAATTTGCAGATATAAATGAGTTTGTAAAAAGAATTAAAAGTGATTTACGCTTAGAGCGTTCAGGATTTTTGTCCGAGTTTCCTAATACGGCTCAATATCGTAACAGGTTAGACTCCTTACTTATTGAGATGGAAGGCGATCCCACCTTAATAGACAACTTCGAAACGGTAGTGGATTTCTCAAGGAAAATGTTTGTAGGCGGAGACGGCACTCCTATTACTGGAATACCTGATAATGTGACTTTAACTCAGCTTCAAACTAATTCTGTGGAGGGAGTAAGAGTACGTAATCCTGAACAAATACGAGAAGTTTTAGCGCCCGAGAATCTTCAAATTAATTCTTTACGGAGAAGAATAGCACAATTAGAGGATGCAAATACAGGGGATAACAGAAACCCACGGCGTACTTTATTGATAAACGCGTTAAAAGCACAAAGAAATTTACTGGCAGCTCAAACCGGCCAACGTTCAAAAATAATTGATGAAGGGGACGTTTTAGAGGGCAGCAAGGGTATTAAGGCACAAGAACTTTTTGGTTTGTACTCTACTACGGGAGAGCTTGCTCGAGAGTTTGGAACTGTAAAAAGTAATTTTGCCCGAATATCTAATATTATGAGGGATGCTGCATTAGAAGATCTTAACGGATTACCGGCGGCTCAACTGGCAAATTATGATGCTGCTAGAAATATCTCCTATGCCTATCAAAACTTTTTAAGAAAAACTTTTGCAGGAGATATATTACAAACGAATGCCACCGGTAAACTTATTGTGGCGCCATATCTTTTAACATCAAAGTTAATTACAGGCAAAGCAGACGCTGTCGATCTACGATTGCTTGAAATTCAAGAAGTCGGGCAACAGATTAGAAAGTATGCAAAAGAAAATAATTACAACATTGTTGCGCGAGAGGAAATTGATGATTCTATAGGCACCACAAACGAGGTTTTATCTGATATGTTAAGACTATCGATACGCGAGATAGAATTACCTATGGAAGCTCGTAAAGGTTTAACAACTGAACAAATAGCTCTGCGTCAGGATGAATTACTACAGCAGTTTGTTACTAAAAACGAAAGATTGCTTGATAAGTTTCCCAAACTTAGACAAATGATTGACGATGCTGACGACGCCGGTACATTTTTAAGAAGAGCAATAGCGACAACTGGTAAACTTTCAGAAAAAGCACAAACTCAAAAAGCCTATTCTAAATTAATTGGAGCTGAAAATCCAGAAGTTGCAGTTGCCGCGGCGTTTAATAGTGATAACCCTACGCAAGAATTTGAGAGTCTTGTTACAATTTTAAAAACAAATGTCTTTAGAAAAACTACAGACCCAAGAAGAAAGCGAAGACAAGCCAAGGCGTTATCTGAATTTAATTATACAAAAATTTATAAGTTAGAAGACGCGAAAAAAGGTTTACGAACAAGTATTATGAATTTTGCCTTCACAAAAGGTGGTTCTCTAAGTTCAGATAATTTTAGAGCGGAGGCTGTTTTTAAAACACTGTTTGAAAGAATACCAAAAGCAAAAGACGAAAACTTTTCTTTAGTAAAATTTATGGTTGACAACGACATCATTACAACCAAAGAGGCGAATGCACTACGAACAGGATTAGTAAGAATTATAAACACGGAAGCAAAGAAAAACGTTCAAGATGCCATCGTTACAAACCAAACGACTTTTTTAAGTGATTTATACACTAGAATATTAGGTGCAAAGGTTGGTACGACCATAGGCGGAAGTTTACCGGGAGCGAGAGGACCGGGTGTTGGGTTTATTGAAGCGGAAGCAGGTTCAAGGTTTTTAAAACAGCTTACACAAGAATTACCGGCCTTACAGGAAATGGATGCACTAGAAAAAATATTGTTTGATCCAACACTGTTAGCTTTAGCTTTACGAGAACCACGTTCTCAAGCAGAAAAGGCCGGAATATTTAATGCAATATTAAGAGGACTAAAAACAGTCGTTGGCGCCGTCCCCGCACCTGCGGTTGTAAAAGGAGCGCCTTTAGCGGTTCAAGAAATAACAGAAGAGGAGATACCCTCAGAGCCGCCCGTCATCCAACAAGAGGAAAGGCCCGATGTTAGAAGTCGAGTGGCCCCCAATCTTTCCCCGCCAGTTAATAGATCACAACAACCGGCTATGTTTGGTCAGGTTACACCCTCATTAAACCCAATACAAAATACGCAGAGAGTGGACAGACGAAGATTTGCTGCATTATTTCCAGAGGACGCTGACCTCGTACAAGGTATAGGAAGCTTACGTGGATGAGCAAAGACCCCCTAAAAGGCACTGGAAAGAAACCAAAAGGGTCAGGAAGGAGATTATACACCGATGAAAACCCAAAAGACACCGTCTCTATTAAATATGCCACTGTGGCAGATGCCAAAGCAACTGTTGCTAAGGTTAAAAGAGTTAATAAACCGTTTGCTAGGAAGATCCAAATCCTCACGGTCCTCGAACAACGAGCCAAAGTTCAAGGAAAAAACAGGCAAGCCCAAATCGCGAGGGCGGCCAAAGAAGATCTCAGAGCCAAAAATAAAACGAAAAAGAGGACGACCTAGAAAAAATGACTAAGCAAATACGAAAGAAAATAAAGAAAGTGGTAAAAGGTCTTAACAAAGCATCTAAGACCCACGCACGACAAGCCAAAACACTTCGGTCTGTGCTAAAAACTAAGAGAGCCAAGACCTAGCGTCCTCACCTAATACTTGTTGCGCAAGGTTTATCTTTTCTCTCAGGGCCTGTAGTATCTTTTCATCTATAGTTTCTGGGGCTATAATATCCACATACGTTACTTTATTAGTCTGACCGATACGATGTGCCCTGTCTTCCGATTGCAAGCGTATCTCTAGATCATAACTATTGCTGTAATAGATCACGGTGCTTGCGGCAGTCAGAGTAATACCATATCCGCCCGTTCTTGGTTGTCCCACAAAGAAGCGTAGGGGATCTTCAAGGTCTTGATAACGCTCAACAATCTCTTGACGCTCCTCTTGTGGGGTTTCACCATAATAGGTTGCGACCGCATCGGGCCCAAAGCGGTCGCGCAGGGCATTCGCTATCTGTTGGATGTCGTAGGTATATGTCGCCCAAATGATAGCTTTTCCCTGTACTTCCTCACATATATCGAGCAGTTCTTTCAAACGCCCATGTGTGAAGTTCACTGTATTACCCTCATCATCTTGTATATGACCACAGCATATTTGTTGCAGACGCATGATCTGTGTCAGAACGCTCTGTGTCGTGGCTAGTTCGCCATTGTCAAGCTTGGTAAGGGCTAAACGTTTCATCTCCGTGTATGATCGCTTTTGCTCCTCGGACAACGGAACAAGACGGCGCACATACATTTTATCTGGTAGGTCCAGACAATCTTCTTTCAATACACGATTACTAAACGCTTCAAGCTTTTCATTGAGCTCGTCTAATCGTCGGTATCCTACCACTTCATTAAAGGATCGCGGTCCCATGACACGCTTTTGCACTACAGCATAGCGGTTCTGGAACGCATAAAAACTTTGAAAGCTCAATGCCAAAGCCGACAAAAACATACATTGACTAAACAAATCCATCGGACTACGGGTCACGGGTGACCCTGTCAGTATGCGTCTGTACTTAGACATACCTTTCATCTCTAATATATTCTTTGTACGGTTGGCTGTTCTATTCTTTATAGTAGTGCTTTCGTCCACTATAACTATATTCTCATCATTAGCTTCAAGAAACGTATGTGCCGCTTGCGTACCGCGAGGCGTGGACAGTGCTTCGGTGTTCATAACAAATATCTTGAGCCCATCAAACTTTTCATACACTAACGTTTTCATTTGTTTTTGAAACCACTGCGCACTAGATGGTTGCCATCGCACCATGTTGATTTTGATGTCTTCGGACAGATGTGTAGGTATCTCGCCTTGCACCCAGTTATCATATACACCCTTGGGTGATATAATTAGAGCTGCATTTATTTTGCCCTCGGTATACAGGGCTCCCATAGTGTCTATGGCTACTTTCGATTTACCTGTACCCATCTCCATAAATAGTGCATAATACTTTGCGTCCCACGAATCACGGAGCGCTTTCATCTGATGATCGAAGGGTTTCGTTTTAAATTTATATTTTTTCATTTTTACCTCTTGACTATAAGAACATATACGCATATATATAGAATTGTCAAGACCTGAAAAGGTTTTTAATCGCGAAAGAGAAAGGACGATATATGGACATAATGAAGAAGCTTAAAGAGGACGCCAATCAAGGCTCCTTATTTTCCAAGCATACGTTAGATAATGAAGACTTATCCACGCTTACTGGATTTGCTGAAGCCATTATTAAGCAAGATGCTTTTGTGAAAGAGCTAGAGGAGAAACTCAAAGAAGAGAAAAAGAAGCTGTTAAAGATGACGGACGAAGACTTACCCGCATTGATGACAGAAGCTAACTCTATGGAGTTTACTCTACTAGACGGATCAAAAGTAACTATCAAGCCACAGTATGGGGCGTCTATTAAGGTAGATAACCGTCCTGCGGCTTACGAATGGCTAAGGGAGCATGGGCATGACGACATTATTAAAAACACAATTTCTTGTCAGTTTGGACGAGGAGAAGACGATCTTGCATCTTCGTTCAAGGCGTTTGCCGAAAAAGAGGGATACGTCCCCACGCAAACTGAAAAGATCGAACCCATGTCATTACGGGGTTTCGTCAAAGAACGTGTTGAGAATGGTGATGAGTTCCCGATGGAGTTATTCGGGGCGTATGTTGGTCAACGAGCCGTTATTACTAAAGCGAAAGGAGCAAAGAATGGCTGAAGCAAGCAAGGCCGTGGCTGAAAAGAAAGCCACAGAGGTTGCCGCATTTGATTTTGCGCAACTTCAAAAAGATGCGGGAAAGGGAAACGAGAACGTCGGTAAAGACGATCTTGCCTTACCGTTTATTAAAATACTATCAGGGGTTGATCCAATGATGGACAAGCTTGATGGTAAAAAGGGTGACATATACAATAGTGTCACAGAAGCGCTATATAGCGGCAAGGAAGGCATTGTGATCGTTCCGGTAGCTTATCAGCGTGAATTTCTACGATGGGCCCCCAGAGGCCAAGGGAGCGGCGCTCCTACGGTCTACAAGACACGTGCAGAGTGTCCTGCGGTCAAGCGGTCAGAGGATGACAATAAAGAGTATTGCACCGATGGCAGTGGCGATTACATCGAGGAAACGCATCAGCACTTTGTGTTGGTCATTGGCGAGGACGGCAAAGGCGAAACTGCGCTGATACCTATGAAGTCTACACAGCTAAAAAAATCACGCAAATTTAACAGCATGATTATGGCACAGTGTGACAGAGATGGGTTTGCACGGTTCGCGTACAAGTTTCGTTTCAAAACATTAGCCGAACAAAACGACAAAGGTTCATGGCATGGTTGGGAAATGCAACTTGAGGGGCCACTTCTTGATGAGGAAACTCAGAAGAAAGATCCCGCACAGTTTGCTAGAAACTTAGCGACGTATGAACAAGCTAAATCATTCTCCGAAAGTGTCCAATCGGGCAACGTTGAAGTGAAGCGTGAGAATGATGATGTTAAGAGCGGCGAGAAAGATCAGATACCGTTCTAAAGAGGCGGCCGCGTAGGGGTGATGGTTTTCCGAACAGAGGATTTAAAGATATTAGTCCATCGCCCCACCTTATGGGAGAAAGTATGTCATCAATAGAAAAATTTGCCGCAATCTTTGACGGTCTGCAACTAGCCTACGGCACGTTTAAGATTGATAAGAAGCAATTAAATGGTAAGAGCACGGGCCGTGCCGCGATAGTTCGCGAGCCACGGTCCACAGAGCTATGGGAAGGTCATATATCAGGCAAAGGCCGTGGTATAGGTATTATACCCATAAACGAAGAAAACAAATGTGTCTGGGGGTGTATTGATGTGGATCAATACCCCCTTGACCATAAAAAACTAATAGAACAAATACGTAAGCTAAAACTGCCTTTGGTTATTTGTCGCTCCAAATCAGGCGGAGCGCACTGCTTCCTGTTTGCCACAGAATGGATAGAAGCCAAAGATATGCAAGCAACGTTACAACAAATGTCTGCCGCGCTCGGTTACGGCGGTAGTGAGATATTTCCAAAGCAGATCAAGTTACATTTAGACCGTGATGATGTCGGTAACTTTCTGAACCTACCATACTTCAATGCGGAAGAGGGTCTGCGGTATGCCATCAAGGACGACGGCACAAGCGCCACGCTTGATGAGTTTTTAGAACTGTATGAACAGTATAAGCAAACACCTGAACAGATAGCTAGTCTACAGCTAGGGGACGCTAAAAAAGAAGAGCCCATGATGGATGGTCCGCCATGTCTACAGATACTGGCAAGCAAGAAGATATCCGAGGGCGGTAGAAACAATGGGTTATTTAATCTTGGTGTATACCTACGCAAGGCGTACCCTGACAGTTGGGAAACAGAGATACTTACCTACAATATGCAGTATCTTGATCCCCCGTTGCCTCTTAGTGAGGTCAACATCGTAGCCAAACAGCTAGAACGTAAGGAGTATGCGTACAAGTGTAGCGATGCACCGATTAACGCTTACTGCAACAAAACCTTATGTCTTACACGAAAGCACGGTGTAGGCGCGGCTGTACAGGGCGCGGTCATAGCTAATCTACGTAAATACAACTCAATACCGCCTGTATGGTTTGTCGATGTAAACGGCGAGCCCTTGGAGATGGATACCGATGCCTTACTAAACCAAGCCGTATTTCAAAGATCATGCATGGAGCAACTAAACTTTATGCCACGCTCTGTATCAAAAATCATATGGGAAAACCGTATTGGAGCTTTGATGCAAGAGATGAAAGAAAACGAGAGCGCTATTATAGATGTATCACAGGACGCTAGTGTTAGCGGACAGTTCTTTGACCATCTTGAAGAGTTTTGTCAAAGTATGCAACAGGCAGAGGATAAAGAAGAAATATTATTGAAGCGCCCATGGACCGATGAAGACGAAAAGATGACGTACTTTAGGCTAAAAGACTTTGATGCGCACCTGAAGCGCAACAAGTTCTTTGAATACAAAAGCCATAAGATAGCACAACGTTTACGGGACAAGGGTGGCGAAAGTCTACAGATATCAATAAAAGGACGCCCCGTGCGTGTATGGAAGATACCGTCCTTTGATGCGGTAGAGGTGGAGCTATCCGCTCCTGAGTTTGGTGGTAAAGAAAATAAAGAGGTATTTTAATGTTAAAAACAGATGGATTTGATAAAGCATTTTTAGGCGTAGCGTCCCGTTTTGGTATGGACGATGTCTTTGCCTATGACTACGATAAAGTATTAAAGATACTAATAGAAAAGGAAGGTATGTCCCCAGATGAAGCCCAAGAATGGTTTGAATACAATATCAAAGGCGCATGGGTAGGGGATAAAACACCGCTCTATGTAAAACGATACGGCAGTATAAAGGATGCAGTAGATGACCTCGACTTATAAAGAAAGAAACCGTGAAATGCACCGATTGCGTACCGAAAGAGCCATGACACTTACGGCTATCGGTAAGAAGTATGGTGTAACTCGAGAAAGAGTGCGGGTTATTGTTAATAAAATCGAAGAAGAGAATGCAAACAAAGATATTCAGGATATACGGACCACCCGGGACGGGGAAAACGACAGCACTACTGAATAAAGTTGACGAGGCATTACGTCAAGGCATACCGCCCTCTAAGATAGGATACTTTGCCTTTACGCGCCAAGCGGCTTATGAAGCAGTAGAACGTGCGTGTCAGCGCTTTGGTCTTGATGAAACACAACTACCATGGTTTCGTACACTACACAGCTTTGCACTGCGTTTGTCAGGTATACGGGCCGAACAGGTGATGCAAAACGAGCACTATAAAGAACTATCCGATACGATTGGTATAAAACTTATGCCTGATAACGCTAACGGTGACGATAATATCTTTGATGCAAGCGCTAATGCTGATCCGTACCTTAGTATAATAAATCTGGCACGGCTGAAAAAAATACCGTTACGTAAGCAATATAATCAAACCATTAGCAATATAGACTGGATGACCCTGTCCTACGTTGCACGGTCCTTACAAAGTTACAAAAGCCGACTAAAAGTGTATGATTTTACCGATATGCTAGAGATATTTGTAAAGGAGAGCTCAAAGTTCTGTCCGAACCTAAGTGTTAGTTTTATAGATGAGGCACAGGACTTGTCCCCACTACAATGGGACGTTGCGCATATTATAGAGAAATATTCTGATAAAATTTACTGTGCGGGAGACGATGACCAAGCTATATACAAGTGGGCGGGGGCTGATGTCGAGCACTTCATAGGACTTAATGGGGGGTACGAGGTGCTTGAGCAGTCCTACCGCGTACCACAAAACATACATCCTCTGGCATCACGTATATCCAAACGCATACACAAGCGTGTACCTAAGACCTATCTGCCCCGACAAGAAGATGGTTCCGTAAAACGTATCAATGACGTATCAGAAATAGACCTGTCCGAAGGAACGTGGCTTATACTTGCCCAAGCTAATTACTTTTTACATAGTCTTATCGATAATCTAAGAAGTCGTGGTCATTTGTTTGCGTACCACGGTAAGCGATCCATATCGCAAAAGATAAGCGAAGCGGTAAATGGATGGGAACAAATGCGTAAAGGACGGGAGATAACCGCCCCTGTGGCGCGTATAATCTACAGCTATATGTCTGTCGGCAATCGTGTAAAGCGTGGTTTTAAAAAAATACCGCATCTTATGGACGATGAAACCGTAACACTTGATGCGCTACAGCGCGATCATGGCTTGTTCGCCACTATCGATATGATATGGCACGAAGCTATGGATAAGATACCCGACAGCGAAAGAGCCTACATCACCGCTCTACTCCGTCGCGGAGAGAAGTTTAATGGCACGCCCCGTATAACACTATCCACGATCCACGGATCAAAGGGTGGTGAAGCCGAAAACGTTGTGCTATTTACTGATGTGTCCCCCGCCGCGTCGAAAGCGGCAGAACAGGACCCTGACGAACTGCACCGTGTATTCTACGTCGGTGTGACACGAACTAAAAAAAACTTATATTTAATCGAGCCAGAAGACGCATTGAGGAGTTACAGCATATGAACAGGAAGCAAATACTAGACAAAGCCGAAAAGATGATTAACGGCCCACGGGCCAAAGATTACGGCGATGCTCACGAGAATCACCAACGCATAGCCATGCTATGGTCGGTCTTGCTCAATAAAGAGGTCACGGTCGAACAAGTGTACCAATGTATGATAGCGGTCAAGCTGTCTCGCCTGATAGAAACACCAGACCATGAGGATAGTTGGCTTGATATCTGTGGCTACGGCGCTCTCGGAGGAGAAAAATAATGTCTTTGCAGTTAGCGTTTGATACGCCGAAGTCGGAATGGCTACCGCCAACCGAGCTTCCTAACATCTTTGATGCCAGACAAATAGCCATCGATGTTGAAACACGCGATCCAAATATCAAAACACTCGGGGCGGGGTGGGCTACAGGGGACGGAGAAGTCGTGGGCTATGCCATTGCCGTCAGCGATTGGTCAGGCTATATACCGATCCGTCACAAGTATGGCGGTAATCTGGACGAGCGTATCGTAAACAAGTGGTTACAAAAAGTATTTGAGAGTCCCGCTGATAAAATTATGCACAACGCCCAGTATGATGCGGGATGGATACGGCGCATGGGCTTCACGCTCAACGGGCGAATCATCGATACCATGCTTATCGCGGCTCTGTTAGATGAAAACCGTTTTAGTTATAGTCTAAACGCTCTGGCCTACGATCATCTTGGTAAAGTAAAATCTGAAAAAAATCTGGTAGAAGCGGCGCGTAGCTTTGGTTTGGACCCAAAAGGCGAGCTCTGGAAGATGCCCGCCATGTATGTGGGACCGTATGCCGAGGGGGACGCCGAGCTCACACTCGAACTCTGGAACTATCTGTCAGGACAATTGGGCAAAGAAGACCTATGGCCCATCGCTAATCTTGAGCTCGATCTACTGCCGTGCCTGATTGATATGACATGGCGCGGAGTACGGGTCGATCAGGACAAGGTCGAGCGCACACGCAACTCGCTACTCAAGCGCGAGAAAGACGTACTAAGCCACATTAAGAAACTTGTGGGGCATGACATCGAAATATGGGCCGCCGCCTCTATAGCGAAAGCATTTGAGGCTCTCAGTATCGAATACCCACGGACCGAGAAAGGCGCACCATCGTTCACGAAACAATTCCTGAGCGATCATACACATGAACTTCCGCAGTTAATTGTCCAAGCCCGTAACCTAAACAAGACCTCTGGGACCTTTATCAATACAATTATGAAACATTGTCATTCGGATGGACGCATACACAGTCACATAAACCAGATACGATCCGACGACGGCGGTACCGTATCAGGACGCATATCCATGAATAACCCGAACCTACAGCAGATCCCCGCACGGGATCCCGAGCTCGGTCCTATGATACGTAGTTTGTTTTTACCTGAAGAGGGCGAAAAGTGGGCTGCGATTGACTTCTCGCAACAGGAACCACGGATCTTGGTTCACTATGCGTATGTGTATGGCAAGAGTAAGGGGCTCACTTTGGATGGTGTAGAAGAATTTGTCCACGGCTATCGGAACAATCCCGATATGGACTTTCATACGATGGTTGCAGAAATGGCACAGATACCGCGAAAACAAGCAAAGACTATAAACTTGGGCCTGATGTATGGTATGGGGGTCGGTAAAATGTCTGACCAACTGGATATCACGCTTGACGAAGCCAAGGACTTGGTCCGTCAGTATCATACACGGGTGCCGTTTGTTAAGATGCTGATGACGGGCGTGCAAAACAGATTGAATGACAAGAGCAGTAGCGGTTCTATTCGGTCGCTGTTAGGACGTAAATGTCGGTTTGATCTGTGGGAGCCCGATACATTTGAGATGAACAAAGCGCTCCCGTACCGCGAAGCGGTGCAAGAGTATGGCGATACGACACGCCTGAAGCGTGCATATACCTACAAGGCCCTGAATAGATTAATTCAGGCATCAGCGGCTGATATGACCAAAAAAGCTATGGTTGATATATATAAAACAGGCCGTATACCGCTTATACAGATCCACGATGAGATAGCTATGTCCGTAAAAGACATAAAAGATGCAGAAACTATTTCGCAGATGATGGAAACTGCTGTAGACTTAGAGATACCGAGCAAGTGTGATATTGAGGTTGGCCCCGACTGGGGAACTGCCAAATAATTTTTTACTGCTAACACTTTTTCGGTTCTTTCCTCCCACCTAGCCCCGCTTGGCGGGGCTTTTTTTGTTGACAAGTTATATATTATCTTATACGTTCTAAGGGTAGCGGTCTGGTTTATATCAGAACGAGTGCCTTTTAGACTCCATGCTAGAAGGCACTCCAACAAAAAACCCTTGCATTTTTACATATAATCTTATATAGTCCTGTAAGATACTATATAAGGACACCTTATGGACACAGAAAAATGGAAATCGGTCCTCGTTCCCAAGGAAGTTTACGAGGAAATCAAGCGAACAAGCTCGGATCGCGGACGGACTATCAGCGGTCAGCTAAAAATTATCTGGCAAATCTATAATAAACTGAAAGAGAAGCTTGACCCTAAGCCTTGACTAAAAAAAATTTGGCTATAGTATGGGATAAATTATATATATTAATATAGAGGAGAGAGCATGACGCCTGAGAGCATATATTTTATTTTATATCTTATAACGGTACCCGATATCGAGAGCGATCAACGAGCCATACATCGCATTTACTTTGAAGATTTTGAGCATTGTAATCACTACGCAGAGATACTAGATCAACGCTATGATCCTGTTGTCCGTAAACCAAATTGTGTTAAAGTAGATAATTATATAAGAGAAGTACGCATACCGTTACCCAAGCCCGAGTTTATGAAATGAAGTTAGAAGATATGTTTCACATTAATAATTTTCTTAAAAAAACAAGCACAGACCACCAGATCCGTCACTTCAGCAAGGAAGTGATAGATAAATTTAAGAATATGACACGCCGTAAAAAGAAAAAAGAATTAGATTATTCTAAGATTTTTGATGATGAAGAAACAATTAAACGTATTCGGGCCGATATAAAAAAGGGTTTTATAACGCCCGACAGTTTTAACAATAAAAAACAAATAAAAAACAAAAAAGACTTGTAAAGTCCTATATATTCATATATAACTCTATATGAAAGGGTTGTCATAGGCCCTATCCCGTAGTTATGAGGAGCCCTCCAGAGATCTGGGGGGCTTTTTTTGTGTTGACAGGCCATTTTATCTGTGATTATATGGGACTATGTCAACTACAGGAGAAACTATGGATAAAGAAATACAGGAAAAGATTATTGCCACCGCTCGTGAGTTCAAAGACCAAGGCGAGTGCGATATATGGCACACTATCTGGCATGACGGGGTGCCTTATGATATGCACCTCATGCTCGATCAATCCCTTGAGGATAAGAAATGGGAGTATGAAGTGCTTGTCTATCCCGTCTTGCAAGATGAAAACGGCGAGTGGACACGCGGTGTTGTTAACGATCCTAAGCATTGCGATATACTTCTATTTAAACACACCTTTCCAGACAGAGGAGAATGGCGATGAAAAAAGTATGGGTATTTAAATTTAGGGAAAGCGGTGACGAAGATGATGTGGTCGTGTTTGACTCCAAGCCGTCCCGAGAACAAATGGACGCGGTGTTGTTAGAGCATCTCGATCAGTTGTTTTTTGATAACAAAACGCACCCCGATCAAGAACGGGCTAGATCAAATGACGATAACTTTGAGTATCTGTATTACGAGGATCTTTGGGAAAGAGAAGTGCTTAGTGGGTCTGAAGATAAAAAATTACCGCAATGGCTACAATGGAAACTAGCGGAGCTGTACGAGATGGCAAAGAAGATCGATCCCGATACAGCGTCCGTCATAAGCATGGCTGAGGATACGTTGAGGAAAAGCAAATGATTACATTTAAAGGTGAACTGCCCATGGACCACGAAGTAAGCCTAACTCCTTGGGCAGATAGATGGACAAAGGAGATCCAAGAGGAGAATGCCGAACTTGACTTGGGAGTGGGTTGGGACTCTTGTAACGAAACTGCTTGGTTGGAACTCGAGTGGCATTTTGAAGACTATAATCTTGAAATGGTGAGGATATAATGACAGTACGGGTACATCTACAAAGCGAAACGGGCTCTTGGTCCGAGGAAATCGGAACGTTTACGTGCGAGGAGTATTACGAGGTCTGCATCACGGCCCTCGAAACATGGGCCAAGAAGAAAAACAATATAATTACAGAGAGTTTGGAAGAACCGCCAAGCGAACTCAGGATAGCTAAGAAAGTTTTACTGAGCTTGATAGATGACTCTTACGACACGCTCCGTAATTGTCCCGAGGCCCGACAAGATCCGTCCAACATACACGCCACAGTAAAAGAACTAAAAGGCGCGATTGACGAAATCGATAGACATATTAGTATGGAAGACGATGGAGCAGATACTTAGATATATAATTGAGTACGGGGAGCGCGGCTTGCTCCCCGATGATGACGAAACGAGAAAGATAATTAAAATAGCCAAATATGTACAGCACACTAACCTAGTTTATATAGCGCAAGACTTTGAAAATCTTGCCGATATGATACTGCACGAGGACCGAGATGGATATAAGAAGCACTAAGATACCGCGCACGGCAACAGATAAAACAAGCATTAGACAATCTAAATACCGCGTAAGACGTATCGGTAATTATAATATAGAAGCAATCAAACACATGGGTAAGCTCAGTTTGAAAATCGAAACTATCACAGATCAGGTAGAAAAGATGATATTGGATTATAAAAAGATTAATATTACTAGTCCGCAGATCTCGGCTCACGAAGCGTCGTACAATATCGGGGCCGTAGAAGCGCTCGAAAAAGTTTTAGAAAATTTAAAAAAAGATTGTAAGGATTTTGGTTGACGCATTCGTCATTAAAGAAGTAGTCGGGCCTGACAAAAAGGTCCGCTACTACATAGAGGGGGCGGGTCACCCTATTACAAACAAGGTCGATAATCGAAAAGACGCGGAACAAATGCTCAAGAAACAAATTGAGTTCGGAGATGGTCGTTTCCGTAATTACTGGCATTTGTTGAAATAACGCTTCTTATATATAGAGAATAAATTAAGTTTTTATTTTTTAAAAATATTGGCGGGATAGGCGGTATGGCGGGATAAACGGCCTGAAGTGCCTTATTTATATATATATAAGCTATACCAGTAGTATAACGTTAGTAAAAACAAAGGTGGTATAGTTAGTTAATTGCCAAAAGGTCTTATAGGGGTCTGAAAATTTTTTTTATTATTTTTTTTCTGTAGCTATATATATAGGCTGAATAAACAATAGGGGTTGACAGCCTCATATAAAGTCCCATATACTGGTCCGTATTAACCACAATGGAGAATACTATGACGACTTTAAAAGAAGATCTTAGCAAAGCCTTTTTCGATAGTAAGGATTTGCAAGAAACAATAAACAAAACAATACTTACTGATCGCCACTATGATGAAGTTTATCCACTTAAAGAGATTTTCCGTAAGCACGAGGGAACGACAGTTGAGGGTGATCTTATTGGCGATGTCGTCGATGATTTAGTCGAAACTATTGAAAGAGTATCTACTAAAGTAGACGATATTATTTTATTGGTACAAAAGTTAGAAAAGGAGTTGGGCATTGAAACCAATTAAACTTGTCGAGGGCGAGAAGCCTGAAGTGGATAAATGGCTTAACAGCGTTTTGAAACAAAGCACCGATACCGAGAGATTGCTGTGGGCGTTGAAGCGTTGGGCAGATAATATGGACGAAGATCATCTTGGTCATGGTGGGGATCTTATTCGAGAGTTGTTTGATTTGTTCTTTACAAAAGAACCCAAAATGTTCTTGACAGATAAGCAGTTGTCCGAGATTGCCAAAGCGGGGTGGAAACCTTTGTTAGGTAAAACGGGTGTCGCTTGGTTTGGCGGAAAGACACACACCACTTTGGCAAATCAAGTTCCTTCCGAGGATTTGGAAAACTTTGAGGATCTCAACTTTCTTGTCGTTGCATATCAGAGGGCTAGTGAGGATGGGTAAGAAGTACAACAGCGCCACTTGGTTTGGTTTTTCGATTTATCACAACGAAAAGGATGGGTCGGATATTAGTGCTGAACAAATAAGGGCGAAACTTAAAATTGCATTATCTTGTGGTGACGATCAGTTAAGAGATATGGTTTTAGGTAATCTTTCTGATACTGTTAAAAATATGCACTACAAAGAAACCATAAAGTGTGGCGGATGTGAACAAACTGCCGAGATTGGGAAAGACAGTTTTTCAAAAGAAGATTGGACCTATTCTTGGATTGATATCCCGCTGTGTGATGATTGTTATACCGAGGTTCGAGTAATGATAGCCGATAGGTTCGATATTAAGAACTGGGGTCGGATAGATTTATGAAAGGAGGTGAGTAGAAATTTTTATATTTAGGTTTATTGGATGGTTGCTATACGGGTCCGAGTACGATGAATTAGAACGAAGAGCCAACCGCCGTCCAACAAGGAAAAGACGTAGATAATCTCAGGCCCCGTTAAAAATGTTGACGGGGCTTTTTCTTTGGTTTAGTATGGGACATTGTCAATTAACAACTAATGAGGAAAACTATGACAAAAAATACTATTGAATTTAGCGAACAGCCTTTACACGATCCGCTGACACAGATGTTCATTCAGGATTTCTGTAACAAGTGCAGTATCGGGGCGGACATGAGCCGAGAACAGTTTAAAAACTTTCTTGAGAAACAATCGGTCAGGGACGCTCTTAATGATCGTGATATGGATAAGCTTGAAGAGTTGATCGCTGAGGAAACGAAATGAGATCGCCTTTCGAAAATAAATTGATCGATCAGGGCTTTGCAGATACCCGCGCTCCGAAACTAGCGGAAGCGGTAGATCGTTTGCATAGCGCAATATCTTATATGGATAGCTTCAACATATCTTTATTAAAGAAGCATTATCCAGAAGCGATTACTCTAGCTCGTAAGCTCGGGTATTGTGATAGCGTTTCGAACAAGTTTGAGGACGATATTTATTATTGACCCATCTTATATAATCTCATATAACTGTAGGGGCGGGGTAATTCCGCCCCGTTTTATTTTAACTTAACTACGAGGAAAACTATGAACGATATTGTAAACAATCTTTTAAGTAATGCTTCTGCCAAGGCGGAGCAAAACGAAACTTTCGAGGGCTTCCCGCCTTTGGATAAATGTTCTTATAACGCCGAGTTTCAAAGGCTTTTTTATAACTCTGGTCTAGACGGGGTATCTGTTAGACCTATTACAATAGAACCAGAAATGGGACGGGCAATAGTCAGGACCGATAACCACGCTATCTTAGGCATTATGAAAAAGCGTTATGCTATTTGTAATAATGAAGATCTTATTGTCCCTGTTCAGGAAGCGCTTGAAGATACGCTCCCAAAAGGCGCAATGAACAATATTAAGTTGATTGAGAGTACCGCCGACGGGGGATCGGTTGCTAGGTTCGGCTATCACTTTGACGGGCTTGGGCATGAGATCCGCCAGTTATCAGGGAGCGCAACCCAATTAAATTTTATGGTGCGGGTTGTAAACTCTTTTGGCGGGCAAACAGCTATCCGCGTTCAGGCGGGAGCGCTTGACCTTGTTTGTACTAATGGCATGACTAGTCAAAAGGAACTAGGGGCGCAGAACTGGGGACATACAGCGGGTTTTAAGCCTGAATATATAAAGCCTTGGTTAACTGAGCAGATAGCCTTTTATGAAACTAAAGTTAAAGTTTGGGAGCAATGGGCAAACAGGGAGATAACACCCGAACAGGCACAAGCCGTTCTTGATGCGAATTACCCCGCTTCAGAAAGTGAGATAGCCAGAGCGGAGAAGAAAGGCAAAGTTGCGGGGGAGATCCAGAGTCGAAAAGCCCGCGCCATGATGGAACAGCTTGATAAAGAATTTCAGGCTAGGGGAACAACTGTTTGGGCTTTATATTCCGCCTTGACTTATTACAGCTCCCACAACTCCGAAACTTTCAAAGTTAAAAATTCCGACAACCGCGACAACGTTGAGAGAACTTTAATTGAGCGGGAGCGGGAGGTCTCACGGGTTGAAGCTTCGGAAAGTTTCCAAGAATTAGCCGTAGTTTAAAACGTTCAAAATTAAACCTACTCGGGGCGGGTGTTTACATCCGCCCTTTTTTTATGTATATGTGGGATAAATCTTATAACTATGGAGTGTTTAAAAATGGTTTTATTAGTAAATGAATTTAGCACGGGCAAAAAAACAAAAGGGTTAGCCGTCACCTATCGGGCGGGATCAGGGGACAAATTCGGAACTTGCCCCGCTGATTGTAAACTAAACCCGAGCGGGCGCGGGTGTTCAGCAACCGCGATTGATTATGAATATTTAAACGCCGTTTATAATAGCGTACCGCGGGGCGGGTTCGCTTTTACGTTTTCACACTTTAACCCCATTAAATGGTTTAAAGATTTATTGCCCCGCGGTAAGTTTGCGACAATCAATTACAGCGCCGACACTTGGCAAGACGTTTTATATTTCTTTAAAGATTGCGCGATCCCTACAGTTTTAACAGTCGCTGAAAACTTTTGGGGCGGGGCTAAATCTATTGAGCGGGACGGCGTGCGGGTTGTTCGATGCCCCGAAGAATATATACCAACTGTTAGTTGTGTGAATTGCGGGGGCGTTTCTGGTCCATTGTGCGCCCGATCCGATCGTAATTATATAATCGGGTTTACAGCTCACGGGGGATCTAAAAACAAAATAAACCGCGGGGAGCGGGGCGGGTGTTACGCCAACGGCGGGAATGTAAACATACATTGGGAGCGATTAACCCAAAAACCGCAGGAAAAAACCGACGCGGAAATATTACGTGAATTTGTTAAAACTATTCCGCCCCGCCGAATATTAAGGCATCATATCGCGGGGGATATTGGCAAACAATAAACCCGCCCCCTAGCGCCGATTTAAAGCCCGTTCACGCGGGCTTTTTTTATGGGCTTGCGTTTTTCTCTTATATAATCTTATAATGGATCAGGCGGGCAATTCCGCCCGTCTTAACTATGGAGTAAAAAAACTATGCAAACTAGACAAGAAAAATTAATGGCTTCCAATCCGCATTTATTCGCGACTGTGAAAGGCTATAAATTTTATGAACACCCTATTTATGGGGACGAAAGCTCTTTAATGATGATGAAGCCCGACGGGGAACTAATAGAGTTTTCCGATTGGTTCGAAGTTCCAACGCCTTATGAATTGGAGGGTTAAACAATGCCAATAATTTATAAAAACGGGCGTTCAATTCATTATATGAAATTAAACAGATATCAGCTCCGAGCTTTAAAACGCCTTTATGATCGAGTACGCCCGACTAAAGAAAACGGGCTGTTAAATCAAGTAGCGGTTCCTGATATTAGTTTTAGGGAATTTAGGCGCGGGGTTTATCCTATGATCGGAGCAAAAGAGACCGCGTGTATTAATTACGGCAATATAACCTACGGGATCGAACCCGACGGATATTGTCACACATAACCGCGCTCGATAACAGCCCCAGAGAAGCCCGCCCCCGTGCGGGCTTTTTTGTTGCAAACTTGCATTAATCTTATTTTTTCCTATACTTAATTAGTCGGTGCAATTCCGCCCGACTTTTAACTATGGAGTAAAACTATGAGTTTAGATTTTAGATTAGATGAAATTGTAGGTTATCGGACCTTATGTTGGCGCGATGATAAAACAATGAACCCCGTCACCGAAAATTTGATTTGGGCAACCATGAACACGGGCATCGGTCATATAAGAGCTGACAACGTGAACGAGTTCTTTACGCGCTTGCAAATTACCGAGTTTGTTTATGGTAAAAGCGTTTATAACCCGAACACTAATGAAAGCCTTTTGACCTTGGAAGCGATCACAGCTCATATCGGGCTGTCAACGAATGCAACCCGATTAAACAAGCGGGCATTTAAAGAAAAAATGTTTGGAGCTTTAGAACGTATCGCCAACGATCGACTAAAATACGTTTTACGGGATCAAAAAGTTAGGGCGTCAACGGGCGCTAGTGTTCCCCCAAGTATCGAGTTAAACGCATAAACTAACACCCGTTTATAGCTCAAATTAAGCCCGCTCACGCGGGCTTTTTTTTGGTCTTTATTTACAGTTAAACCCGCAACGGCCCGCCGTCCGCGCTCGAGCTGAAACGTACCGAGAACCGCCCGCCGTCGATCAGCTCCCAACGATCCTCCCGCCGAGATCCGCGGGAACTGGTGCCAGATCCGACGGGAGCCGCTCGAGATCCACCGCCCCCGATCCGATAGGAGCCGCTCCAGATCCTGACAGATCCGCCGAGATCCGCGGACCGCGGACCATGAAAAGCGCAGCCCTTTTTATTGCGCGGGACCCCTGAATATCGGGTCATTTTATGTTGAAAAAATTTTAAAAAACTACTCTGGACGAACAGCCACCGGTGTCGCAGGCACTAGTGCATGGGCCATGTTTTTCACGAATAATTATACAGAAAATCGTATCAATGTTTCACGTGAAACAATGCCTAATTATTGTGCAATAAAAAAGGTTCTTGTTAACTGCCTAAAAAACGTGCATATTAAGGCTGTTTATTAACCATCTACCGAGGTCCGAGAATGAGGAAACGAAAAGTAGGCAAAACGGGCATACGCCAAGAGACTAGAGGTCGTAAACCCGCCACGATAAAAACCCCTTTGACACGTAAGCAAGAGCTGTTTGTCCGCGAACTGGTTAGCAAGGACGGACAGATAACTATGCGAGAAGCCGCAGAGAATGCCGGGTACAGCGCAACGAGTGCGCATACACGTGCGTATGAGTTAACGAACCAACATATCTCGCCTCATGTTGTTCATGCAATCAGAGAGTATCGTCGTCAGTTAGACGAGAAGTATGGTATTACGTTTCATCGTCATGTGAGGGACCTCCAGATTATCCGGGACGAGGCATTGGCAAATGGGGCCTACTCGGCCGCGGTGCAGGCAGAGTTTCGTCGTGGTATGGCGCAGGGCGATATATATGTTAATAAATCTGAGATACGACACGGGAGCATAGACAGTATGTCTAAGGAAGAAGTTATGAAAGCATTGAAGGAGATAAAGGAGAGTTATGCCCCAGTCACAATCGACATCAGCCCAGAAGAGGATAACGATAGCCGTGAAGAAGGAGAGCGGCTTTTACAAACAAGTGAAGGAAGCGGCGCAAAGAGTAAGTCGAAAGCTGTCGCTAACGCGAATTGAAAACTGGGTCGGAGCCGGAATCCCAGACGTCCTCCTCTGTGATACCCATGGTTGTTTTCATTTTGTTGAGCTCAAGTTTACGACGACGGACAAAGTAGATCTGCGCCCGTCACAGGTATCATGGCTCACGAAACACAAACACGCGTCTTGTTGGATATTGATTAAGAAACAGAAGAAGCCGTCGGAGCGTGCGGAAATGTTTTTGTTTAAGGCAGAAGATGCCGTAGATTTGAAGATGGACGGGTTGAAGGATAAGAAGCCGGAGTTTCATTGTATGCAGCCGTTTCGTTGGGACGATATGTTTTTTAAGATTGTAGGGGCCCCCTGATGGATGTTTCAGAGCAGGAGGCCAAGCTTAAACTCAGACTGGCACAATTAGAAAAGAACGAAAGGTGTCAGGAGGACTTTTTAATTTTTGTAAAAAATATGTGGCCGGACTTTATTGCAGGTCGGCATCATAAGATTATTGCGGAGAAGTTAGAGCGTGTGGCACGCGGTGAGCTGAAGCGTTTGATTATTAATATGGCCCCGAGACATACCAAGTCGGAGTTTGCAAGCTTTTTGTTTCCGGCGTGGATGATGGGTAAGAATCCTAAGATGAAGATTATTCAAGCGACACACACTACAGAGTTAGCCGTGAACTTTGGACGTAAGACCAAGAACCTTATTGATAGTGATGACTATAAGGATATCTTTCCGTCTGTTAATCTGTCGGCGGACAGTAAAGCATCCGGTCGTTGGGACACGACATCGGGCGGTATGTATTATGCGGTTGGTGTTGGTTCGAACTTAGCGGGTCGTGGTGGCGACTTGGTGATTATAGATGATCCACACTCAGAGCAGACGGCGATGTCGAATACGGGTTTTGACGATGCATGGGACTGGTATACTGGGGGCCCCCGACAGAGACTACAGCCGGGCGGCAGTATTGTTTTGGTACAGACAAGGTGGTCCGAAAAAGATATGACGGGACAGTTGATGCGTGCGATGGCTAAGGATGAGTTAGCGGACCAGTGGGAAGTTGTGGAGTTACCGGCGATCTTTGAAGATGGATCACCCTGTTGGCCAGAGTTCTGGAGCCTCGATGATTTGACAGCGGTACGCGCATCTATACCGCCTAGTAAATGGAACGCGCAGTATCAGCAGAATCCGACAGGTGAGGAGAATGCAATTATACCCAGAGAGTGGTGGAAAAGGTGGGAGCAGGAGAATGTACCCAATCTTGAGTATGTGATACAGAGCTACGATACGGCGTTCACGAAACGCGAGACATCGGACTTTAGTGCGATTACGACATGGGGCGTGTTTTATCCGGAAGAAGCAGGGGGACCCCCGGCGTTGATACTTCTGGATAGTCAGAAGGATCGGTGGGACTTTCCTGAGTTAAAGCAGGTAGCGTTGGAGCAATATAAGTACTGGGAGCCGGATACGATAATTATAGAAGCGAAAGCGACGGGCTTGCCCTTGACCCACGAACTACGGAACATGGGTATACCTGTTGTCAACTTTACACCGAGTAAAGGTAATGATAAGGTGACGCGCGTGCACTCTGTATCGGTGCTTTTCGAAGCGGGCATGGTGTACGCACCAGACACAAAGTTTGCGGATGAGATGATAGAGGAGGTTGCAGCTTTTCCAAATGGGGAGTATGATGACCTTGTGGATAGTATGACACAAGCTTTGATGCGGTATCGTCAGGGTAATTTTGTGCAGCTACCGAGTGACGATTGGGATGAGGATGACAACAACGTGCAGGTTAGGGCTTATTATTGATGGAAGAAAAGAGCGTCTTACAGAAGATACAGGAAGGGGCTAAGGGCTTTACGGAGAGTGTTGAAGAGGGCATTACACCTTTTATACCGCCTGAGATACGTAAATTAAAACCAAGTATGGATTTTGTTTTGTCGGGTATGCCGCCGAATGTTATTCGGAGCGCCGGTGCAAAAACGCAACAGTTTTTTGACAGCGACATGAAAGATATAGCAAGTGGGATTGGTGCGCTTGGTGAAACGGCGTCTATGCTTGCGCCGGTAGGGTTGCTTGCACGCTTTGGGGCAAAAGCAGGAATGATGCCTCAAATGTCGCGAAAAGCGGTAGAAGATTTCTTTGCGTTACCCGTTAGTTCGTTTAAGGCTCCGACCGATGATGGTAAAGGATTTATCACGCTTCACGGATCACGGCACGACTTTGAGCAGTTTGATCTAGGTAAGATAGGTAAGGGTGAGGGTAAGCAAGTCTTTGGGTACGGTTTATATTTTACGGATGTACCGGGGATTGCTAACTGGTATCGTAATGCAGGCGGACATCCGCGCGGTAAGAAGGGTCCTATCTATGAAACGCTTGTTAAGTCTACTAAAGAGGACTTTTTAGATTTAAACAAGAATATCATGGAGCAGCCAAAGATGGTGGAGCGTTTGAAGTCTTTGCCTTACTTTGATGATTTCAAAGATTTCTATGAGCAGCGTCGGGTTGCTGCACAAAAGATGTTTAAGAATAAACAATTACCAACGTTTGAACAATCCGAAGGTCGTGAGATTTTACATGAGTTAGCTAATTTTCAAATACTAAAAAACAAATCGCCAAAAGAGAGAAGTGAACTGTTGAACATTGTTGGGGCGCTTAGATTTGTAGATGAAAATAATAGAAGGGCGGACGAGGTAGCGGCGTCTGATTTATGGAACGTAGGTATAGATGGTCTTAAATATATGCCCGATTCCTTGCGTCAAGGGCGAACAGGAAAAACAACAGCGGGTCTTCCCGGTTTTAGCGCTAAAGAAGTGCCGGCAAAAACGGAAGATAGAAACTTTGTTGTGTTCGACGACACGATACTCAAAGTCCTTAACAAGTATGGCGTTGACGGTAAGGCGTTACGTTTAGAGCGCAAAGATAAAGGGGGGTATGCCATACCTGAAACTGTTGTGCCTCCAGTCGAGAATTTGTTGGGAGGTGATAAGCCCCAACGATTTTATCATGGTACAAGGTCTGATTTTAAAGAATTTAACCCTGAAGCCGAGTTTACTTTTGTAGCAGATGACCCGGAAACCGCTGCATACTATGCCGGAGCTTCTAAAAGTACTCGTGATTTAAGTATTGATATAGGCTCTAATATTCGCCCCGTATACCTTAAAGACGTAAACTTCTTTGACGTTGATAATCCTAAGCACATAAAAATGTTAAAAGAAAGTGAGTTTTATAAATCAAATAAAAAGAATTTAGATTTGTTTGGCGAATACGATTCCCTTAGTGGCGATCCTAAAAATCAAAACAATTTTATAAATTCAGTTGAGGCGGGTAACTATGATACTATTGAAAACAGTGGGTTAATAAAGTGGATTAAATCAAAGGGTTTTGATGGTTTTACAACATATGAACAAGAGGGTAAGAATTATGCTGTTTTTGATACAAAAAATATTGTCCCCGGTGTAGAGAAAAAAGCGAAGGGCGGTATCGCAGGATTGTCTGATGTGGCACGCGATATGTTCAAGGGTCCAAAAGGTATTGGCGCTTATCAACCGTTTATGGTAGGGTAACGAAAAGGAGTTACTATGGCTATAGAAAAAGGAATACCATCACAGCTTGATCCAGAAGATCTGGCTGCCGAAGTAGAGCTAGAGGTTCCCGGCAGTATGGAGCCAACGGCGATGGTTGACATGGATGTCGAAGCAGAGAATATGGACATTGAGATTACCGCTGAGGATGACGGCGGTGTGACCGTGGACTTTGAACCGATGGATCAAAGGGGCACAAGCGATGATTTTTACGCTAATTTAGCCGAAGAAATGCCGGATAGAGAGCTTGGACGCATCGCAGGAGAGCTTTTAAGTGAGTTTGACGCTAATAAAGCCAGTCGTCAGGAGTGGGAAGACGCCTATGCCAACGGTTTGGAGCTGTTAGGGTTCAATTATGAAGAAAGAACACAGCCTTTTAGAGGTTCTTCGGGCGTTACACACCCTCTTTTGGCCGAAGCAGCGACACAATTCCAAGCACAAGCTTTTAATGAGCTACTTCCGGCCTCGGGTCCTGTCAGAACAGCCATAGTTGGGGCCGAAACACGCGATAAACAGCAGCAATCGCAGCGTGTACGCCAATTTATGAACTATTACATCACAAATGTCATGGAAGAATACACACCAGAGCTCGATCAGATGTTATTTTATCTGCCTTTGGCCGGTTCTACGTTTAAAAAGGTGTATTTTGACGAAAATTTAGGCAGAGCGGTGTCAAAATTCGTGCCGGCAGAGCATTTAGTGGTGCCATATGAGACTTCTGACCTCGAAACGTGCCCAAATATTACGCAAACACTTCGAATATCGCTAAATGAGCTCAGAAAGAAGCAAATATCGGGGTTTTATCTGGATATTCCAGTGCTTCCGGGGCAGTCTGAGGGCGATTCTGTAAGCGATGAAATCAACAGAATTGATGGTATGACGCCTTCTCAAATCGATTATGACTGTACTTTGTTGGAATGTCATGTGGATTTGGATATAGAGGGCTATGAAGAGAAAGATGATGATGGAGAGCCCACAGGCATAAAAGTGCCGTATGTGGTGACAATTAGTCAGGATAATGGACAGATATTGTCCATACGCCGTAATTATCGTGAAGATGATGATATGAAGCGCAAGATACAGTATTTTGTGCATTATAAGTTTCTACCCGGTTTTGGTTTTTATGGGTTGGGACTTATTCACACGATTGGCGGGTTGTCACGAACCGCCACAGCGGCACTGAGGCAGCTAATCGACGCCGGTACGTTGTCCAACCTTCCTGCGGGTTTTAAAGCCCGTGGACTACGGATCAGGGATGACGATGATCCGCTTCAGCCCGGTGAGTTCCGCGATGTGGACGCTCCCGGAGGGGCTATTCGTGACAGCCTAATGCCGCTGCCATTTAAAGGTCCTGACGGAACCTTATTCCAGTTACTGGGGTTTGTTGTTGATGCAGGGCGTAGATTTGCCACCATCACGGATATGAAGGTCGGTGACGGCAATCAGCAGGCGGCTGTAGGTACAACTATAGCCTTATTGGAACAGGGCTCACGGGTGATGAGTGCGGTGCATAAGCGCTTGCACTACGCGATGCGACTAGAGTTTAAGATCCTATCTAGGGTGATGAGCGAGAGTTTACCCGGTGAATATCCATATTCTGTTGAGGGAGCGGATAGTGCGGTCAAGGCAACAGATTTTGACGATAGAGTAGATGTTATACCGGTATCAGACCCAAATGTCTTTTCACAGGCCCAAAGGATTGCTTTAGCACAAACCAAGCTACAGTTGGCAGGAGCAGCACCTGATCTGCACAATATGTATGAAGTATATCGGGATATGTATGATGCGTTAGGTGTTAAGGATACCGATAGGATTATGAAGCGTGTACCCGATGAGGAGCCCACTCCAAAAGATCCTGCGCAGGAGAATATAGATGTTATGGATATGGTGGTGTTAAAAGCATTTCAGGGACAGGACCATGAGTCCCACATTATGGCGCATTTGGTGTTTGGAGCGTCCCCTATGATTGGCGGTATGCCGGCATTAGCTATGGCTCTACAAAAGCACTGTATTGAGCACGTACAGATACAGGCTGAAGAGATGGCGATGATGGAGATGCGTAATCAGGGACCGATGGCGCCGGAACAGCAGGAGATGCTGATGGAGAGTATCAAGGCTAAGTTTGTAGCGCAGGGTATGCAGCAGTTGAGACAACTATCACAACAGGCCTCGGGTCAGGGACCAGATCCACTGGTGCAGCTCAAGGAGAAGGAGTTGCAGCTTAGAGCACAGGCAGAACAGAACGATGCGCAGAACGATCAGGCGAAGCTTAATCTTGAGGCGCAGAATCAAAGAATGCGTGCCGATCAGTTCCAACAGCGGTTGGCAAGTCAGGAACGACAGACAGGCGCACGTATAGATGCAGCAATGCAAAGGGAGTTTATTAAAAGTAAAGGTCAGTAAACCATGAAACTACGGGAAAAACTATGTTCGATCCAGTCACTATTTCTGCGGCTGTAGCCACGGCTTCCACGGCGTTCTCGGGAATTAAGCGCGCCTTTCAGGCGGGCCGCGATCTTGAAAGTATGTCACAGGATCTGTCGAGATGGATGGGTGCTGTATCCGACGTAGATGCGGCACATAAGTCCGCTAAGAATCCTACAATGCTTCGTAAAGTATTTGGCGGGGGCACGGTAGAACAAGAGGCCATCGAAGCTTTTGCAGCAAAAAAGAAGCTAGAAGAGCAGCGATATGAGTTACAGCAATTTATTAAGTTTACGCACGGAACGGCCGCGTGGGATGAGCTTTTACGTATGGAAGGTCAGATACGGAAGCGTAGGCAACAGGAGATATATGATAAAAAGATATTTAGAGAAAAAGTTATTGGCATCGTGGCACTTACCGTTGTGCTTGCTGTTGGCTTGGGTCTTCTTGGCCTCTTCGTCTACTCCCTTATGGGACTTGACAGGGGATGGTTCAACTAAGTGTGTTCGTAAACAAGGCGGTCAGGAGACATTTGAATGGCTTTGTGCGCATGAAAGTGTGATATATTTAGCACAATCAGAAAATATTATTCAGTGTTTTAGCTGTTTTTTAAAAAAATTTAGTGACTGGACTTGGGAGCAGGAGATTAGACGCGGTGTTCGTGAGGATCCAAAATATGTCACGTGCAGACGATATAAAAGAAAAAAAGCCAAGAATGGACAACACGTTTGTCTATACAAAGGCGCAAATGATACATATACTTTGGTGGTAGAGGGTGAGTGTCCCGTCGAGTTTCAATGTAAATATGAACCGGGGGGTCAGGAACCTAATATAGACAGCGTAGTGGATTCATTAAATGAAAGCTTTAAAAAATGACACCAGAAACACTTAACAGATGGCAAATAGTTCCCAGATTTATGATGATTGTTATGACATTAGTTTACATAAGATGCATAGAATATGCGTTAGCACAACCAGAACTTAGCACGCAGATGGCATCTCTGATATCGGTTGTAACTGGAGCGATGACAGGAAGTTTTGCCGTATTCATAAACAAAGAATCAAAAGGAGGAGAGATTAAAGATGGCAGCGAATAGAAGAGGAGATTTTGCTACTTTAACACATAGAGGTAGACAAAAAGTAAAGATGGGTGGTGGTGATAAAGAGTTAAAATCTTTGGAAAAACAACTGGCCTCTTTGGAAAATAATATTTATGGGGTGCCTCGTATCATTGCAGAAGATGCAAAGAAATTAAAATTAGAGAAGGGCAAAGGTAGTATACGTTACACTAAACCAATATATCATCCTGACGGGACAGTCACGCCCGGCAGACCCATACCACCAAAGGATTAATTATGATACAAGCACTTATAGGTTCTATTGGTAGTCTTGCTTCTTCATATTTAGAAGGCAAGACCGCTATTCAAAAAGCTGAAGCGACTATACGTATGAAAGAAGCGACAGGTGAGATTGATTGGGATCTGGCTGCTATGCGCGCATCACAGTCCTCATGGAAGGACGAATGGTTGACCCTGCTCTTCAGTATTCCTCTTGTGCTAAGTTTTTGTGGGGAGTGGGGCCGAGGTATAGTAGCAGATGGGTTTGAAGCACTCGCGGGTATGCCTCAGTGGTATCAAATCGCGTTAGGAGCTATTGTATCGGCGAGCTTCGCCACACGGTCTGCTTCTAAGCTGTTCAACATGAGGAAAAAGAAATAGACTCCACTAAGTGTGATGTCTGTGGCCACGATATGGAATACGTAGACGGAAGTTTACGTTGTAAATATTGTCAATACTTCTATGATATGAACAAAGAGTGGATAGATTTTGTCCACAAAAAGCAGGAGAAACAAGATGGCATTCAAACTATCAAACAGGAGTCTGTCCAAACTGGAGGGCGTAAGCAACGATCTGGTAGAGACAGTAAAAAAGGCGATTGAGCTGACATCCGTCGATTTTGGCGTGATTTATGGACCCCGAACTATTACAGAACAAGAGAAACTTGTAGCCACGGGTCGATCACAAACTATGAAGTCAAAGCACTTATTACAAGATGATGGCACGGCACACGCCGTCGATTTAATGGCGTACCAAGACGGAGCGCCGTGTTGGGAAATTCAGGTCTATGATGAGATAGCCGATGCTATGAAAGAGGCGGCTGTGCGTACAGGTACTAAAATTAGGTGGGGCGCCGCATGGCAAATAGATGACCTTCGTGACTGGGAGGGCACCGCAGAAGAAGCTATGAACGCATATATCGATTTACGTCGCTCCCAAGGCCGTCGCCCGTTCATTGACGGTCCGCATTTCGAAAAGAACTAGACAAGCCTTATATTTTCGCATAATACTAAATTAAGTCTTATCTGGAGTTAAGTTTTTGGACGGAGTACAACTGGCACAGGCCATTTATAGAATTATTGATGATCGTAAATCATTTGTGCAAGAACAATTACTTTTCGACCAGATTAAAAATATGGATCAATATCGTGAGATGATGGGTAATCTATCTGCCCTTAATCATGTGGAACAGGAACTCAAGAGCCTGCTAGATAAACAGGAGCGTTTAAATGAATAAAGAAACCGTAGCGGAAGCGTATGTGGATGCAAAAGATAAAGTTTTAAATCCAGAGGCGTTAAGCGCAACACTTTTAGAAAGAATGCCCACCCCGACTGGGTGGCGACTTTTAATTCTACCCTACAAAGGTAAAGGCAAAACAGAAGGCGGTATTTACTTACCGGACCAAGTTGTCGAAGAAAATACCGTATCAACACAGGTTGGGTATGTATTAAAAGTTGGAGACTTAGCTTTTAAAGATAAAGAAAAGTTTCCTACAGGGGCATGGTGTGAAGCGGGTAATTGGGTTATGTTTGCCCGATATGCCGGGTCACGCTTTAAAATAGATGGGGGCGAGGTAAGGATACTTAATGACGATGAGATCCTTGCAAAGATACTCGAGCCTGAAGACATTTTGCATTTCTAGGAGTAAATAATGGCAGAGCAACAAATAGAACTTGAGCTTGAAGAAGATCAGGACACCGAAGTAGAGGTGAAGCAGGACGAAAAAGAGGAAGAAAAGGTAGAGGCTGTCGAGGCCGAGAAACCGGACAACTTTGAAAAAGCGGAATCTGCAACACAAAAACGTATTGATCGTTTGACCAAAAAAATGCGTGAGGCAGAACGTCAGCGCGAAGAAGCAATAAACTATGCACAAAAAGTGCAGGCAGAATCTACAGAACTTAGAAACCGTATGAATACTTTGGACACAAACTATGTCACAGAGTATAGCACACGGGTAGAATCTCAGATGACAGCAGCCGAACAGGAAATGGCTAAAGCTATGGAAGTAGGCGACACTAACGCTGTTGTTGAGGCGCAACGTAAAATCACCGCATTAGCGATTGAGAATGACCGAGCGCAGCAGGCTAAACAACAACAGGAGCGGTTGGCTAAACAACAAGAAGAGCAGCCCCAACCGCAACCACAACCACAACAACCTGCACGAAAACCATCACCAAAGGCTGAAGCATGGGCCTCTAAAAATGACTGGTTTGGGCAGGATGAAGCAATGACATATGCAGCTTTTGGTATTCATAAAAAATTAATTGAGGAAGAAGGATTTGACCCGAACTCCGATGAGTACTATACTGAACTCGACAGACGAGTGCAGACAGAGTTTCCGCATAAGTTTAACGGGGGAAGCAAACGACCCGCTCAGACGGTAGCTTCCGTGTCCCGCACAACCACTGGGCGCAGTAGTAGTAAAAAGGTTAGACTCACCCCTAGCCAAGTTGCAATAGCTAAAAAATTGGGTGTGCCACTTGAAGAATACGCGAAATACGTGAAGGAGTAAGTTAAATGGCTGAAGAACAAAATGAAATGTTTGAGAATACTGTGAAGCGAACTTCTCGCGCTGAAACAACTAGGGAGAAGTCGGTTAGGCGTAAACCATGGGCTCCCCCATCTATGTTAGACGCACCACCTGCGCCTGATGGATTTAAGCATCGTTGGATACGAGCAGAAACTCGAGGCTTTAATGATAGCAAGAATATCAGTGCAAAAATGAGAGAGGGTTGGGAGCTTGTCCGTAAGGATGAGTATCCAGACTTTGAAGCCCCTGTTGTTGACTCAGGTAAATATGAAGGTGTTTTTGGCGTAGGAGGATTGCTTCTCGCTCGGATACCAAATGAAACTGTGGCCGAAAGAACTGATTACTTTTCACAAAGGAATGCAGATCAGATGACCGCAGTGGATCAGGACATGATGAGAGAGAATGCACATTCAACCATGACAATCAGTAAACCTGATCGTCAGTCTCGCGTGACCTTTGGAGGTTCACAGAAATGAAACTTTTTTTAATAGGAGGCCCAAATGGCTAATAGTCTTACTGGAGGTTATGGTCTACGTCCTATTGGAATGACAGGTGGCGGTTATAATACCACTGGTACAACCATGTATGAAATTGCCAATAACTACACTACTGCGATTTATCAAGGTGGCATTGTTATTCCTTTAGCAGGTGGAACCATTGCTATATCAGATCAGGCTGTTGCTCCCCTTGGTGTTTTTTATGGTTGTGAATTTGTTGATTCTGGTACAAAGAAAACAACTTTTAAAAACTACTGGCCGGGTAGTAACAACGTAAGCGTTGACACAAATTTTCCTGTGAAAGCGTTTGTATATGACAATCCAATGCAGCTATATACTGTAGTTGCTGATGGAACAAACACTAATCGAGCGACCGCTCTAGCTGATGTTTTTGCTAACTGTGACATGGCAAGTGTAAACGACGGCTCTACCAACACAGGTAGATCTACCGATATGCTTGACATAAGCACTGCGGCAACTACAGCAAACTTAGATGTTCGTATTGTTGGTCTTTACGAAGACGAAGGTAATACAGATTATTCTGCTGTTGGACATCAGTATGTAGTGCGATTAAACGCTCCGTTTAACTCAGGTTTTGCTGCTGCCGTTGGCACCGCAGCGAACACCGGTATATAAGGAGGTTAAGTTATGTCTGCAATTAGTAGAGCCCAACTAGCAAAAGAGCTAGAACCCGGACTTAACGCCTTATTTGGTCTTGAGTACGACAGATACGAAAATGAGCACGCAGAAATCTTTGACGAAGAGTCTTCGGACAGAGCGTTTGAAGAGGAAGTAATGCTTGCAGGTTTCAGCACTGCGCCAACAAAAGAAGAAGGAAGCACTGTTTCCTTTGACTCAGCGCAGGAAACTTTCACAGCACGCTATACTCACGAGACAATCGCTCTAGCTTTTGCTATTACAGAGGAAGCTATCGAAGATAATCTTTACGACAGATTAGCGTCCCGATACACAAAGGCTTTGGCTAGATCCATGGCTCAGACAAAGCAGATTAAAGCTGCTGCGATCCTGAACAATGCGTTTAGCTCAAGTAGTGCTATTGGTGATGGTGCTGCTTTATGTTCATCTTCACATCCATCATTAAACGGCAACCAGAGAAACTTGCTTTCCACTGCTGCTGATCTTAATGAAACTTCATTGGAGCAGATGTTAATTGACATCGCCGGTCTAACCGACGAAAGAGGTCTAAAGATTGCTGTTAGAGGTATGAAACTAATCATACCAAAAGAGCTTCAGTTTGTTGCTGAAAGAGTGTTGAACTCTAATCTAAGACCGGGAACATCTGACAACGACGCAAACGCTATCAATAACATGGGTATGCTACCACAAGGTGCTGTAGTAAACCATTTCTTGACAGACACGGATGCGTTTTTCATCAAAACAGATGCACCAAATGGCTTTAAATACTTTAATCGTGCACCGATTAAGACAGCCATGGAAGGTGACTTTGACACCGGCAATATGAGGTTCAAGGCTAGAGAGCGTTATAGCTTTGGAGTTTCAGATTGGCGTTGTGTGTTCGGTACGCCGGGCGCATAATATTTCCTTCAAAACCTAAATATTTGAGGGCGGCTCTTGTCGCCCTCTTTTTTTTGTGTATAATTAAATTACCTTGACAGTTACATGGTGTAACTGACATTTGCCAAGACAAGGAGATAAACATGGGCAATTCAACTTTTTCCGGTCCGGTACGTGCGATCGGAGGTTTCAAAGCAGTAAATAAAGCAAGTGCCACAGGTGCTTTTACAGAAACAGGCTTTTCTGTAAATTCAACAGGTCAGCTTATTTCTTTGGGAACCAGAAAAATACAAACATTTGCAGGTACATTAGCCGGAACAGACACAAGCACACAATATGCTGACGGAGACGTTCTTGTTGAATTAGGAACACTTAATACAGATCATCCAGATGATTTGGTAACAGCTACTAAGTTTTTCATACATAAGGCTGTTGTTGGTATTACCACTGCGGCAGGTCAAACTCTTGTTGGATCACTGCAACTAAGTGCTACCTCTGGTACAGCTACTAACGCAGCGGTATCTTCTGGTACAGAAATTGTTGGTGCAGGTGTGGCCGCTTTCTCACCTACACTATCAGCAGCTCTATCTGTTACAGAGATTGATATAAACTTCAATAATTCTGCCGGTAATTTTCATGTGTTTGAACCAAATGTGGCAGTAGCTATTGCAAGTAAACATCTGTACGCAGCCGCTACAACAACACTTAATGCAGACGCAACTGCGGGAAGATTTACAGTAGAATTAGAATACTCAGTATTCTAGGAGGGTAACATGGCTGATGCAGTAACCTCACAAACTCTTGTCGATAATGACAAAACTCTTGTGATGAAGTTTACGAACATTTCAGATGGAACTGGTGAATCTGCGGTAAAAAAGGTTGATGTTAGTGCCTTAAACACTAATGGTCATGGTCAGACTTGCACAAATGTCACTATAGATAAGATATGGTGGCAGTGCATTGGCATGAAAGTTAGAATGTTTTTCGATGCTACATCAGATGCTTTTATAATAGAGTTAGGCGAAAACCAAAGTGGTCACCACGACTACAGTGAGTTTGGTGGTCTTAAAAACAATGCAGGGTCTGGCGTGACTGGCGATATTGATTTTACGACAGTTGGACACTCTAGTGCAGATACGTATACCGTCATTCTGATGATGCGTAAGAACTATGACTAAACGTAGGCGAGATAAGCAACCGCCTAAAACTAAAAAGTATTTCCGCTCCACAAAGTCTGGGGCGGGAATGACTGCCGCCGGTGTTGCAAAATACAGACGCGATAATCCGGGTAGTAAGTTAAAAACCGCTGTTACCAAGAAGAAAAACCTAACAGCAAAAGAAAAAGCAAGGCGTAAGTCCTTTTGTGCACGAAGCGCCGGACAGATGAAAAAGTTTCCAAAAGCGGCTAAAAATCCAAATAGTCGTTTACGGCAAGCAAGGAGAAGATGGCGATGTTAATTAAACAAGCATTAGTTGGTAGTATCACCACGCTATCCTTGGGTGCGATTACTTGGATGACCGTGACGCTTATTAGTGTAGATAAGCGCACAGCCGTCATGTCTGTCAAGATTGAACAAAACAATGAAATGTTAAAACCTTTGTGGGAAGACTTTATTAAAAGGAGTGCAAGATATGAGCAGGCCGCAATCAAGAAGTAAAGTAAATCTAGGACGCGGTGCGTGTCCTGTAGTAAAGATGGCTAAGGGTGGTGTTGTTAAAATGAAAAAGGGCGGTAAGATTTGTCCTGAAGGTAAGGCATGGGCAAAGCGTACCTTTGATACATATCCAAGTGCTTATGCAAACTTAGCGGCAAGTAAATACTGTAAAGATCCTAATTACGCAAAAGGCGCAAAAGGTAAAAAGAAAAAGAAGAAAGCATAATGGGCGAACTTAAAAAATGGCTAAAGCAAGACTGGGTTCGTATCGGTACGGACGGTAAAATTAAGGGTAAGTGTGGTACCTCTAAAGATAAGAAGAACCCAGACAGATGTTTACCGCGTAGTAAGGCGCAGTCTTTAAGTAAAAAAGAGCGTGCGGCTACTGCTAAAAAGAAAAAGCGTGCAGGTGCAAAAGGCAAGACAGTAGTTAAGAATACAAAACAAGCCGTAGTGCGTCTAGGTAATGGGGGTTATATTCGTTAATGGGACAAGCGTACAATTCAGATGAAAGAAAATATATTAAAGCCATAGATGACTATACGTCCAAAAGAATAAGTTATTCTCAGTTTTTAGACAAAACTATACCTCTTAAAAACGTTAGTAGGCGAGTTAGAGACACATTTACTGTTACAGGGAAAAAACTGCAAGGTTTGCCTTTGGGCTACGATAAAGGTGGTAAAGTTGAAAAAGATGATGTAAATTTAAAAGGTAAACGATTTATCGCACGAGGGTGTGGGGCAGTCATGTCCAACAGACGTAAGAAAACTTTATATACTTAGGAGCAAGATATGAGAAAAAAGAAAACATATGCGATGAAAAGAGGTGGTAAGGTTAAGCCTCGTATGATGAAAAAAGGTGGTAATGTTAAGCCTCGAATGATGAAGAAAGGTGGTAATGTTAAGCCACGCATGATGAAAAAAGGCGGTAACGTGAAACCAAGAATGATGAGTAAGGGTGGTGCAGCCAAGAAAACAATGACAATCGCACAACTACGGGCCGAAGCGAAGAAAAAAGGAATGAAGTTAGTTAAGGATACTAAGAAGGCCTAAATTTGCCGTATTTACAAAGTAACATCCCGCATTTTAAATGTTGGGTGCGTAGAGAATATACACATAACCATGAAAAGTATCATGGTGAGTTTTTGCACGCAATGGCTATCGCTGTGACTACAATGCCTAATAGGTGTTTGTCGTTCCAAGTAATATTTACTGGGTGTGAGAATGATGACGATGAGCCTAATGTGCATGGTGGCGCTATGTGGGCACGTATGCCCATAACTGCCCTCGTTGGCGATTTTGACTTTGAGGGGTGGCCAGATCCTATGGAGACATATTTAGCACAGCCTTGGGATTGTGCTTCGCATCATCACGCTGTGTATACCTTAAATAGAGCAACACCTTGTCCGTGGATGGCAAAGATAGGTAGTGAGTTTTACCCTGCTAAGTATCATTTTACGGTTGATTATACCGAAAGCGAGATAGCTGATGACCCTGCACAGCATAAGCAAAGTCACGTTCTTACCTTATTAGATGCCGGCGACTATACAGGTAACATTGTAGCCTTGCCAAACAACCGTGTTCGTGTTACTCATCCGGCATGGTTTGAGACTGGTGATGGCCCTCCGGATTTTAAACCATCGCAGCATATACATTACTCGAAGTCTGATTTAGATTATGTGTTGGACGTAAACCAAATTTTTGATAATATGTACGCAAACAAGGATGAGTAAATGGCCGTATCAGATAGCACAGACTTTGAACTCGACGTTGCGGAGTACATCGAGGAGGCGTTTGAACGCTGTGGTTTAGAGGTCAGAACGGGTTACGATCTTAAATCTGCCAAGCGTTCTCTAAATCTTATGTTAGCTGAGTGGGCTAATCGTGGTCTTAATCAGTGGACTATAACACAAACTACACAAGCACTTACCTCTGGAACAGCAACATATAATCTTAATACAAATGTCATTGATATCTTGTCTGTTGTTGTACGACGCAGCAGTACAGATTTTGCTATGGAGCGAATAAGCAGATCTACATATTTAGGCATACCAACTAAAAGTACAACAGGACGACCTAATCAATTCTTTTTGGACAGACAGATTACTCCTGTATTAAAAATATGGCCTACTCCAGAAAACAGCACAGACACTATTATTTTTGATGCACTAACACGTATGGATGATGCCGATACCTTTATTAATACAATGGATATGCCTTTTCGTTTCTTTCCATGTTTGGCAGCAGGACTAGCTTACTACATTAGTATGAAAAGAGCGCCTAATAGAACACAAATGTTAAAAGCAGTATATGAAGAGGAGTTTCAACGCGCGATGACTGAGGATAGAGATAGAGCTTCTTTTAATGTTGTACCTCAGTATGAATATTTTAGGAGCTCCTGATGGCTAGATTTGCACAAGGTAAACACGCTTACGCCATATCAGATAGATCAGGGTTTCGTTATAAGTATAAAGATATGCGCAAAGAGTGGAATGGATCGCTTGTAGGTAAAGATGAGTTTGAAGCAAAACAGCCACAACTTGAGCCTTTTCCTACTGTCGTTGATGCTCTAGGGTTGAAAGATGCTAGACCTGACAGAACAGAGCCTCAGACAGTTACTGTTGGTCCCGGTGGTTTTCCAAATAGGGGAGTGGCTATACGAGCAATCGCATCTGTTGGAGAGGTTACGGTGACAACATGAGCTTTACTTTTGCGACACTTAAAACAGCGATACAGGATTACTCCGAGAATACTGAAACGACTTTTACTAATAATCTATCTAATTTTATTAAGATTGCAGAAGAGCGCATACTTAAAAATGTGCAGCTTAGTATTTTTAGAAAAAACGCCACAGCCGCTTTTACATCAAGTAGCGAGTTTCTAGCGTGTCCAACAGACTTTCTTACTCCTTTTTCACTTAGCTTTACCGATGGCAGTAGCAATAAAGTATTTCTTGACTACAAAGATGTAAACTTTATACAAACGTTTACGCCAAATTCATCCACCACAGGATCTCCACGATTTTATGCTTTGTTTGATACTGACAATTTTATCGTGGCACCCACACCTAGTAGTAGTTTTGCAGTAGAGTTGCATTATTACTACAGACCAAATAGCCTTACCGCAGGGGCTGATTCTGGTGAAACGTGGTTAAGCACTAATGCACCTAATGCTTTGTTGTATGGAAGTTTAATGGAAGCTTATACGTTTATGAAAGGTGAGCCTGATGTCATGCAAAATTATGCACAAAGGTTTACGGAAGCGGTGCAATCGCTTAAACTGTACGGCGAGGCAAAAGAGGTTAGTGATTATTATAGAACAGGCATGGTTATGAGGGATAAACAATAATGTTGATGGAATTACCAAAAACACCAATAGTGGATATACAGACTACAAACAACAGAGGATTTACTCCAGAGGAAGTCGCGGCTCGTTGTGTGGATAAGATTGTAGAGGTTGGAGATAACGCTGCCCCTGAGATTAGAGATCAGGCTCATGCCTTTAAATCGCATTTAGAAAAAGTAATTACTTTTTACATGAAAGAAGCAATAAAATCAGATAGAACCACTGTTTGCAATGCAATAAAAAATGCAGGCCACGAAAAGCTTGCAGAAATGATAAGGAGATTATAATGGCTATATCGCAGGCAATGTGCACATCATTTAAGGTGGAACTTCTAAAAGGTGTACACAATTTTACAAATAGTTCAGGTAATACGTTTAACATAGCTTTGTATACCTCCAGTGCTAGTTTAGGAGCGGGTACCACAGCGTATACAACTAGCAATGAAGTATCAGGCACAAATTATACGGCAAAAGGACAAGCGCTTACTAATGTAACGCCTACAGCATCTAGCACAACAGCCTTAACAGATTTTACCGATGAAACTTTTAGTAATGTGACGCTTACAGCTAGAGGGGCTTTGATATTTAACGATAGTGCCTCTGGTGATCCGGCGGTGTGTGTATTAGATTTTGGTTCGGATAAATCAGCCTCATCTGGTGATTTTACAGTTGTTTTTCCTGCGGCTGATTCTAGTAATGCAATAATAAGGATAGCATAATGGCATTAAAGATTGCAGATAGAGTTCGTGAAACGACAACCACTACTGGCACAGGAGCAATAAGTCTTGGTGGTGCTGTAACAAATTTTGAAACATTCTCTGCAAATTTAAGCAATAGTGATACCACATACTATGCCATAGTAGACAACACAAACGGAGACTTTGAGGTTGGGCTCGGAACGTATGCTTCATCAGGAAACACATTAACAAGAACAACTCCTATATCTAGCTCAAACAGTAATAGTGCCGTTAATTTTGGAGCAGGAACTAAAGATGTATTCATAACCACTCCTGCATCTAAGATGGCGTTCTTGAATGCAAGTGGTTCTTTAATATCCTCCGGTGGCACATCCTTAATGGAGGTTGCAAATGATACCACTCCTCAGTTGGGTGGAAACTTGGATGTAAATGGAAATAGTATTGTTTCTACATCAAATGGTAACATAGCTATAACACCTAATGGGTCTGGAGTAGTTAGACTAGATGGTAATGTTGATATTCAAAGTGGAACTATTGATCTAAAAAACTCAGGTTCACGATCCAAAATAAACTTTTACTGTGAGTCTGGGAATGCTCACTTTCAAGTGTTACAGGCTGCGCCACACTCAGAAAGTGCTTCGAACACTTTAACTTTGCCAAGCACTGGTGGTGATGTTGATTTAGTTTCAACAGCCTCTACGGCTACACTAACTAATAAAACATTAACTACACCTATTATTGAAGAGATAGATTCTACAGGTTCTATTACATTAGATGCAGCCACAGATATTATTTTAGATGCAGGTGGAGCAGATGTAACTCTTAAAGACGATGGCACTACATTTGGTAGCTTAACAAATAGCAGTGGTGAGCTTGTTATAAAGTCAGGCTCAACACCTACAACAGCCGTAACCTTTAGTGGAGCAAATGCAACCTTTGCAGGAAACCTTACAGTAAACGGCACAACAACGACTGTGGATACTACAAATACAACTATTAAGGATAGTTTGTTAGAGCTAAACAGTGGAGCAACCTCAAACTCTAACGACTGTGGTATAGTTATCGAAAGAGGTTCAACTGGTGACAATGCCATATTAATGTGGGATGAGAGTGCTGACACATTTGTAGTAGGAACAACAACAGCCACTGGGGCATCAACAGGAAACTTAACCGTTACAGACGGAGCGTTACAGGCAGGATCACTAGACATATCTGGTGATGTAGATGTAGATGGAACGCTTGAAGCTGATGCCATGACATTAAATGGTGCAACGATTACAACAACAGCAACGCTATCAACAGGCATATCAAATGGTAATGTTTTAGTTGCAAATGCAAACGTAATTGATAATGATTTTCTGAGAGTTGACGGAACAAGCATTGAGGGTAGAAGTGCCTCTGAGCTTGCAACAGACATAGGGGCAGCCACAACAGACGATATTATTGCATTAAGCATAGCGTTAGGATAAAGGAGAAAACACATGGCAAATGACGCAATAGCAAGCATACAGGCAACGGTGCTTCCTGATGAGATAGCCAAGACGCTTTCGGCTACTATGACGGTATCGCCTTCTGATGCAAACGATAAATGGTATTTTAAGAAAACAAGTGTATCAAACTCTAGTACAGATTTGATAGCAGGTAACTACACAGATTACACTGCCGTGGATGATGACACAGCACCAACAGCCGTAGCAACAGGCGATAAAGTAAACTTTTTGTTTATAAAGAACATCGACACAAACAGTAGAAGCATCTACATAGTGTTAGATGCAGGAACAGCATCATCTTCAGTAGGTGATGGAATTACAATAGGTCCTAATGAGTTCTTCTGTGCGAGATTACCAAATACAACAGTTGCCGATATACACGCAATATCATCAGCATCCACAGCAGAGGTTTTAGTTTGTGCATTACTAGATGATGTAGGTTAAGGAGAAACAGATGGCTAATACATTTAAGAACAAAGTGTATGATGGCTCGAACACATCGGCTAACGCTTTGATGAATGTCTACACGGCTCCATCTGCTACAACAACGGTTGTGATTGGTTTGACACTAGCAAACACGACTACAAGTCAGATAACAGCCGACATCAAGTTAAGTGCAGG